AAATTATACTTTGATAATATGGGTTCAACTTGGTTCTACATGGGGTGGTAATGGACTCATGAGTATTGGGTCATTTGGTACTACAAATCAATCAAACGCATTCAGAACGGCTTCAACTAATGTATTATTAAATTATTGGTGGGCTAACGATTTAGCGGGAGTTTCCTCTGTGTCACCAACAAACTGGTTTAACGCTGTTGCGACTTATGATGGTACAACAAGAAGTATATGGGTTAATGGTAGTTTTGTTAGTTCAGATTCTCCTGTAGGACATAATGTTATTACAAGTGCATTACAGGTTGCAAAAACTGGAGGAAATGAATTTTTGAATGGTAATGTTGGGGAGGTATTAATTTATGACAGAGGATTAACATCAGGAGAAATTTTAGGAATTTTTAACGCAACTAAATCAAGATACGGATTATAATTATGGCAACATTTAAACCACCTTTTGCTTATAATACAGGAGGACCAATTGATGGGACAACCCAATATGGTGACCTTGTAGTTGGAAACGTTAACGTTGATTATGGCTCCGACTATGGAGGTGTAAAATGGTGGGCATCACCTGAAGAAACAACAGGATACATAATTGGAAATGCAAGACCTGGTGGACAACCAGTACCTTCAGGAGTTACAGGAACAGCTCAAGTTGGATTTTGGAGGTCAAAAGGTAGAACAGACCAAGCTTTTTTAGATTTAGCAAATTATATTGGTGCCAAAAATGGACAACCTCCATTTGCAACAACAAATGATGCCGAAGTATGGTTGGAAAGTAATGGGTATTATACAAGTTTCAATTTACCAACACCCACACCAACAGCGACTTTACAGAGTACAGTTACACCAACACCTACTAATACAATGACTCCCACGGTAACTCAAACTCCAACAAATACTAATACACCAACTAATACACAAACACCAACTTCAACAGATTTAAGTTCAATTACAACATACATCATCTCAGGATGTAGTAGTTCAAATGTTATTGTCGCTGATTTAGGACCAGGAGCATTTGCGCCAGGTGATGTGTTCTATTTAGATTTCACAGGGTCAACGGCCACTGAGTGTTACACAATCATCAATAAAATTAATGCAACGCCTACAGATGGAAGTAGCCCAATATCATACTACCCTAATTGTGCGGATTGTATTGATGGAACAACTACAACTTACACAATTTCAGGATGTACTAACTTGAATGTTTTAGTTGCAGATTTAGGACCAGGAGCATTTGCGCCAGGTGACATATTCAACATGACATTCACAGGTGCAACTCCAAATGGATGTTATAGAATTGTTAATAAGATTGTTGCAAGCCCAACAGATAGTGGAAGTCCACTTCTTTTCTATGTTAACTGTGCTGCATGTGAGGCAACTTTAGTAACACCTACACCAACAACTACAAGTACACCAACTCCACAGGTAACAAGTACTCCAACTCAAACACCAACTAATACTCTTACTCCAACACCATCAATAACTGCAAGCCCAACGATTACTCAAACTCCGACTAATACAATAACACCAACTAATACAACAACTCCAACAACAACTACAACACCTACACCAACTCAAACACCTCAATTCTTCTTATTATTTGAGGATAGTTCAATTGCTACGGCAGAAAATAACGATAATATTGAAATAGATATAATATAAAAAAATAGATTAAAATGGCAAATACAAAAATTAGTGCATTACCAACGTTTACAGGAAACTCCACAGGAGTTTATCTTGTTATGGATAGTAGCGGATTAACAGAGACATATAAAGTTACTAAAGAGACCTTCTTAGCTGGAAGCACTGGCATACCTGTGACAGGAAGTTGGACTTTATCAACAGGTGCAAATACTGTTAGTTTTACAGTTACTGCAGGTCAATCATATGTAATGTGGGTAAATGGAAATATTCCAAACGGTATTGTTAATTGGAATGCAACAGTAACACTATCAAACTCAAACGTACCTGTAATAGGTGTACAATATGGTTGGTATTATCTTGCAGGAAATGCTTTGGTGTTAACATCAATACCAAGTCAAATAATTGGAACTGCGGGAAGTATAAGTACCTCAGCACCAGCCGTTTCAAATTCAAACACCTTTACATTTGGTATAACAAACAACAGTGGTGTATCTCAAGTAGTTTACTACGGATATACTAAAGTAAGTTAATTTGAGAGTAGTATCTTAGTAAAGTTTTTGATATTTATAGTTAAGTAAATTACCAAATTATGAACAAATTATTAGCAGGAATCAAAAGCTTGTTTTCGGATGAACACGGAGTAGTCTCCATGAAACGCCTTTGTGGACTTTTATGTACACTGGCATTAACAGTTACTTTATACCAAAATAGTTTCAGTGAACAACACGTTGCACCATCAAGAGAATTGGTTGATGCAGTTGCTTTATTGGCATTTGGTTGCTTAGGTTTATCAAGTGTTGATAAAATCTGGGGAAAGAAACCAAAAGACACAAGCTCAGAGTCTGAGTAAAGAAATTAAGTCCCCACTCACAAGGTGGGGATTTTTGTTTATGGTTGGTATTTATAAAGGTATGAATATAATATTAAATGAGCAACAGATTTTGATGTTAGAAAATAACTACGAAGCGTGGGGGTGTTATTTGTTTGATGATAAGTCGGAAAATAGGGAGTGGTGTATGAATGCTCAGAGTAAAATTAAGAATAACAGGTCAAAAGTACAAGAACAAATAGATAGAGTAGGAAACCATCTTAAGGTAGATAGAGAAATACCTTATAGAGAGAAAGTTAAATACTATACTGAAGGTGACCCATTTTTTGATGAAAATATAGCCAATTTAAACTTAGCGGAAGAACTTATTATACCAACATGTGATAAGGCTAAGGATACTTTTGATAATTTTAAGTCCAATCTGGCTGAAAAATTTTTATTTGTTGATAAGGAAAACGACAAATACACTTATAATCAATTAACCAAATTAAATACTAATTATACTGCGTTAGCTTATCTATTAACAGATTTCAGAGAAAGAAAGTCGTTGGTGGGTGAATCATTTGACCGAATATTTACAAAGTATTTTGAAGCACCTCCTGACAGTATGGGTGAGAGTTCATTTTTTAACCTTATTATTGAATATTTTTCAGGTAGAGACGAAGCGGTTAACATAATGAATGGGGTTTTAAAAACCATTAAAGGTACTGGTGATATTGGTGCGGCATCCGAGTCATCGGCATTGGCATTTTTATCTGAACATTTTGGTGAAGAAAATATTAAAGTTTTTAGTGGTGATTTTTCATGGCCAGATTTTTTAGGTATTGATATGTTGATACACGAACAAGATTTAGGGTGGGGATGGGTTCCAGTTCAAGTTAAAACTAATATTAATGATTGTTATGCTAACAAAAAGTTTTGTAAAAACATTTGTATTGGAAAAGAGAACAAGAAAAATTGGAAAATTAAAATTTATAATGGAAAAGTTGAAATTCATCCGTCGCAAATTTAATTTTTTTCATATATTTGCATCATGGCAACATCAGTAAATCAAAAAGAAGTCGTAAAACCGACAAAATGGGAGGTTGTTTATGAAGATGAGGATTGTATATCCATTTGGAAATATAACTCAAAAATAACGACCGCAGGACCCGTAGAAGTGGAATACAAATGGAAGAGACACTTCAATCCATGGAATCAAAAGAAAAAGACTTTGGGGGATTTGGCAAAAGACGCCAAAAAGAAACAAAAATTAGAGAAGTCTCAATTTGGAATCAATTATTCTTCTTAATTCTAAAAGTGTTTTTCTATCTAAAGAATTAACAACTTCTGATGTGTTTTCAATTACAAGTCTATCTAAAATAGATTCAATTTTAGTTTCATCAACTTCATATACATCACCAAAACTATAATCACTTTCTTCAAAATTTTCATATTCAGTAGGGTTTGTTTCTTGACCCTCCCACCTGTTCCAGTTACCATCATTACTTTGTTGGATTGCGGAATCTGTTACCCAATCTTCATCATAAGAATCAAACTCTTGTACCATATAGTTGGTGTAACTACAACTACCCCACGAACTATAATCCATATTGTAACTTTTTGCCACAGGGATAACTAATTGTTCAAATAATTCCCTATTTTTCATTTGTTCCTTATTATTCGCAAAAAGGTCGGCAATTAAATCATCATTAATCTCTAAAAGTTTTGAAAAAAACTCAACATCTTCTTGAGTTGCACTAATACCAAAATATTTTGAAACCGATTGTAAAATTTCATACGCATTGTCAAAATCATCAGTATATGGATTCCCAATAGGAAAATCCTCATCAACTAATTTTTCACAAATGAATACTAATTGTTTTTTTGACAATTTTGAGAATTGACTTTGTTCTGCTGCCATGATTATAAATATAAAAAAGGTGAGATTTCTCTCACCTTTTAATAATTCAATCTTTCTTTGTGACTGTTTAAGATTGCTAATATGTTTTCTCTTCCTACAGGATTTGCCGAATGACAATTAAACTCAGGTATAGGTAAACCATTTTCCATACAATAACCACACATCCATTTTGCCGCGTCATAACCCGTTTTTTCTTCGTATTTGAAACTTTCGGTATAAGTTTTTGGGTCATAATGGATTTCAGCTAAATCATGGTCAAAAGACACTTCATCGGGTAATCCGTTTTTTGTTACCCAACTTACAAAATCATCGTAAGTTCTAACAATATCCCACCCTTCAGTTTTTGGACATCTTACATCATCAAGATATAATTTTTTCATTTTCATTTTGTTTTTTTAGATAATCCACAAGCTCTTGGAGCTTATTGGCATCGCTTGAATTGAAGATAAATTCATCCCAAGCACCATACTTGGACTTGTATCCAAATATATACTTCACTCCATGGATTAATCGTCTCCAAAAAGATTTGTATGTTGTTAAATGTACGTGTGCATAACACATATTAGATTTATGTCCGTTATCAAATTCTGTTTCATTATAGAATAATAACATCTGATGTTCATCCGAATGACATTCACACAAAAGAATGTCTTTATCCCAAATTGTTTTCATAATTATTCAGTTATAGTTGTTGAGTAGTTGCCTACTTCAATTGTTAATTCATCAATTCCTTCTGGTGCAATTTCATAGTCCACATCATCAATATCTCCATCCCAATACATATCCATTCCTGATGGTGCAATTTCCTCTTCTTCTTCAGTTAATGGTTCACTCCACTCAATATTGTAAACATCTGTAGAACCGTCAGAGGCTTGCCCCATTTGAAGACCGACAAAGTCACCAGCACCCATATTAGAAAGAGTCTTCTTTTTTAGAAGTTTTATTAATTCCTCAACGGTCATTTCTTCAGTATAAAGTTCACCACTTCTCCAATTTGTGGAGGCTTCACACGAGTAGTTTTTATCTTCCCAAGTTCCATTAACGTAGTTAACTTCATCTAAACATTTCTTACCACAGATGATGGTGACTTTTGCCTTGTCTTCAGGATTAAGTTTTTTAAGTTCGGTTACAACTTCTTTATTTTTCATGGATAATCAATTTGTTTTGTTTCAACATCAAAATCTACAACGATTGGTTTATTTTCATATTCATATCTTTCATTAAGAACGGATGCGTTTAAGAATTCAACACCATTGAAGTTTTTCTGACCATAAGCACAATGGATATGTCCACAAACATGAATTTTTGGTTGAACTTCCATAATTCTATGAAATAAGTCTTCACAACCAACTCTTTGTCCACTTGGAGTCCAATCTAACATTCCGTGAGCTGGTCCGTGAGTGATTAAAATATCAGTATTACCAGGAATTTTAGCCCACTTTTCAGCAAGTTTTTCTCCTCTTGGTAAATTGAATGCCCAATCATAAAATTCAGGTTGCCAAGGACTACCGTAGAACTTAACTCCGTCAATTACAACCTCACTATCAAAAAGATAAATAATACCTCTTTCTTTGAACTCTTCTGCGATGTCAGTGTGCATCTCAAAACCAAAATCGTGGTTTCCCGCAATGAAGATTTTGTGTTTAAAATCAGTCATACCAAACCAATTCAAGAAGTTGGTGATTTCATGACTCTTACCCATACTGGTACAATCACCAGCGTGTACAAGAACATCACCACTTCCAAGAATGTTGTTATAGGCATTACTTGTTAAATGATTATGTTTGTTATGTGTGTCACTGATGAATGTAATTTTCATAAAATATTTTTTTAACCTAACCAATCTTTGTCTTCATCATCCCAATCTAAAAAGTCTTCACCTTTATAGTCAGGATGGTTTTCTTTCATATAGTCAATTCCCTGAACCCAAAAGTACGAAATTATTGCCACAACGGCAACCATTAATAAATAAATTTTCCACATATTATAGAGTTTTTTTTAATCCCACCATGATTTCATTCCTGACCCATCAAACCAATCATTCCAAACACTCTCTTCTTTCTTCTCTTCCTCTGTCTTACTATTGTAAATTTTACTAAATTCTTTCATATCTTGCCCGTGAACAATTAACCATAGTTCTTTCCATTCAGACATTTCAATTTCTCTGGCTCTCTCATAAACTTTTTTATTATGGATTCTTTCTTCCTCAGTATCTTCTTTATCTGTCCATAACCAATCAGAGTTTTTTATTTCACCCAATTCTAATTCTGCCTGATTAACGTACTCATCACTACGAATGTTCTTAATTAATTGAATGGTTCGTTTCATCTTCCCAACCTTTTTCATTCTTGACTCTTCTACCTCTTGTCCGTAACGTTCAATTGTGTCAACAGTTTTTTCTAAAGAACGACGAAATAAATCTAAATTGAATGAATAGTCCCAAGAACGGAAAGCATATAATTCTTTTCTAAAATACCAAATATTTTCTAAAAAATACGGTAAATCTCTACGAAAAAATTCATAGGTTTTGTACCACCAAGTTTGGTGTCTTGATAATCGTTTTAATGATTTCCAAAAACTATCTGCAAATTCTACTTTCATAATATTATTTTGTTGGTCTTTTAAAAATATAATAAGTAATCCCAAGACCTATTATAATCATTGAAAGTCCTATTATCTCTACTAACATAATACAAATATATGAAAAAAATAAGACCCGACAAAATAAATTTCGCGGGTCTTTTGGAAAAGGGATATATGAGAACACTCCCGAGGAGCGATGTAAAAATAAATATTAGATAAAATGTAAAAATTATATCTTACAATATCAAGAGAAATGATTTTTTACTCTTTTTAACAAATTTTCGTCAAAATTTACACCATGTCTATCTTCAAAATTATTTAATAGGTGTTTCATTGATTCTTTCTTTCCTTTATTGTTTAATAGAATATATGCACCTAAATCAGCATCCATTTCTTCTTCATCATTTCTTGGACCATCATGACCCAATATAATGTGAGCAATTTCGTGAGCCTCAATAAATTTAAGAACGTTAGAGTCAAAATTTTCAACAATATTTTCACCATCAATTACGACCAAGTTTTTATTTGGTACTAAAAATCCATATCCATATTCTTTAAAAAAAGGAATTAATTTTTCGTATTGAGGACTGTCAGAAAAAACAACCGCAATTGTAATTTCAGGTAAAAATTCACTATTGTACGAGATTGGTTTTGACATTATGCTAATAAACTATAGTATTCTTTAAAGTGTTTAATTCTATCAGGTAAACCAATTGTACCACCATTGACTTTTTTTGTTATTTGAGTAACAACAGCATCTGTAGCACCACCATCCGCTAGTTTGTGTAATCCATTTTTAGTAAAAAACCAAGCAGCTGATAATAAAGGATAATGTGTAGAAACTTTTTCAGGATTTAGGGTTAAATCTTCATTGATTGATTTACCAAAGGCAACATAGTTGTCTTTTCCTGTCAATTGAATATATCCGCGACCACAATACTTAGAACCATCTCCTGAAGATTCGGGTCCGTTACCCATTCTTCCACCATAAACTCTATTTGCAATTTTTTCAGGTTTTCTTTCATATTGTTCGGCCAAACCAGCCTCTTTGAAATATTTTGCAAAAATACCTTTTAAACCTTTTGCAGAATAATTTAAATTTTCTTTAGTCAATCTGAATCCACCTGATTCGTGACCACATTGAGCCAAGAAATGCGCTAATCTTAATGGGGTATCAATACCAAATTTTGCGGCGGTTTCAGGAATTTGTGTAATTACTGAATCAGGGATATGACCTTTTAATTTAGTTAAATTTAATCCACTTGATGACGTTTGAACTACAGGTACAACGGGTGCAGGTTCTGCAATAATTTGTTGAGAACCAAATAGTTTGTTCCACGTACCTTCACCAACTAAACCATCAGGAGTAAGTGCATTTTTTAATTGAAAGGCTTTAACGGCTTCTTCCGTAGCTTTTCCAAAAACACCATCTGCTCCAAGACCCAATTTTGATTGGAGTTTTTTTACGTCTTCTCCTTTAGACCCAACTTTCAATAGCATAGTAATTCACTTTACTAATAAATAGTGGTTAAATTCAATTAGGATTGAGGTCTTAAAACAGCCAATGCTTCGGGATATTCAACATCTAAAGCCTCTTCATTTTTTGGTTTGTAAGGAACATTTTTAAGAACGTATCTAATCGCATTTAAACCAGATACTCTTTTATCTTCAGAATCAATAATAACCCAAGGATGATTTAGTGTTGATGTTTTATCAAAAAGTTTCTCTTTAAATTCTGTAAATCTATCCCACAAATCTTGCATTTTCTCATCATTAGGTGAGTATTTCCAATATTTTAATGGTGATTGTTGTCTAATATCAAATCTTCTTTTTTGAGTGTCTTTTTCAATTGAAAACCAAAGTTTAAATAAGTAATCACCTTCTTTAACTAAGTCTTGTTCAAAATCAGCAACATTTTCCATAAAGTCGTTATATTCTTCGGGTGAACCATATCCCATAACAGGCTCAATTAATCCTCGGTTATACCAACTCCTGTCAAAAAGATTTATCATGCCTGGTTTGATTTCTTTTTTATATCTTTCCCACCAGTTTTTTCTATCCTCAGGAGTTGGAATACCTAAAGCAACTACATTATAGTATCTTGGGTTTAAATTTTCTACAAATTTCTTAATTGTGGAACCTTTTCCTGCTGAATCTCTACCTTCAAAAACAATTATAACTGTTTTGCCTGTTTTTGATAACCATTCCTGCATTCTTAAAAGTTCAACTTGTAAATCAAATAATTCTTTTCTGTAAACTTTTTTTGGAATTATTGACGGTTCTTCAAATTCGTAATCAGACATTTCAGGTTCATCGGAATCAGACTCGGACCTATTTTTTAATGACACAATAATCTTTGAAAGATAGTCCACCACATTTTTTCTTTTATCTCCTTTTTTTAATAATACTTTTTTTAACCCTCTCTCTAAAAGACCAAAATCAATTATTTGAGACTTAGCCAAAAAACTAATATCCATCAATAAACTTTCAATTGGTTGAGTGTATAATTTAAGATATTTTAATACCTCTATAGAATTACGTAAGTCAAGATTCATTTGTAACGGAGAATCATCTTCTTTAACTAACCCCATTACACTACGGATTCTATCAATATTTTCAAAAAGATTTGACATAAAATTTTTAATCTATAGTAATAAATACACTATTAGTATGTATTTATCTATACCAAGATACTATTAGAATGAACAAGCTCATCCTAGCTGCAGCTATGTGTATAATTACCATAGTCCCGCACAACAAGTTTACAAAAGACATTTATGTGGAATCTGTTTCCAACAAGATTCAAATTGGAAATCTTGCAGGAAACAGAAACCTTGAGTTTGGTGTTCGTAACATTCTGGAAGAATTTTTACAGGAAAAAAACTATGACCTGAATCCAGAATCAAAATCAAAAGTTTTAGTTGAAATTGTCTATTTGGACGTTCTCAAAACAAAATCTAATCTTTCAGTTTTTCACAAAAACGAAGAATCGGTTGTTATCCGATTGAAAGGCATTCTAAAAGTTGATGGTAAAAAAATTAAAGAAGTAATCGTTGAGGAAGAATCCTCTGAGATTTCCATGTCAACACTTGCTGTTGATAATGGTGGCCAATTTAACCAACAATCACTTAGTAATGCAATCAAAAAAGCTTGTGAGAAGTTGGCGGATAAATTATTTGAGACAAAATAAATATGAAAAAATTTTTAATTTTAGGGTTTTTAATGATGTCCCTAACATCATTTAGTCAAATTAAATTTAAGTTTCCTGACACAAGAGTTCTTACCGATATTAATGGTGGCGTTATTGATAGAGGAGACCAATTTGACGTTATGGTTCATGCGAACGGTAATGGTAATGCAGCTACGAGACAATTATTGTTTGATTTTCAATACGACCAAACAAACTTTGAGGTAATTTCAGTTAATCATACAGGTACAGGAGGTAACGGTGGAGTACTTCCATCAGGTTCAAACATACAATTATCTTGGCAGAATTATCCTGGTTATACTTACGCAGGAAACAGTACTTTTACTGACGGAACACAAAGATATTTGTCAAACGCAACCTATACATATAATGCTACAGGGTCTAATGCGATTCTTAGAGCAACTTTAACATGGGCTACAAATTCGGCAATGCCGTTTAATGCTTACTCTCAAATTGTGATTGTAAGATTTAGATTAAAAGCGGCATCTACAGCGAATTCATTCAATCCTGTTAAATTAAATTTTGTTGCGGGTTGGAATGGCCAAGGAGTTGCGGTTTCAACATTTATGGATAGTCCATTATTAACTGAAGTTATAATGAACCAAAATACAGGTAAATTTGTGACTGCAAAAGTTGATGTTAACTCTAATCTATATAATTTAACAAATATTAAAGTGTCCTTTAGAGATACAATATCAAATACAGGACAATTATTTAGTGTGTTATCAAATGGTAACGTTGATGTGAATCAATCATTATTATCTGAAAACAAAGTTTATGAAGTGACAGTGATGCACAACATGGATAATACAAATGCAATATACAACGGAGCAATAACAATATCAGATTTTACAACAGCACAAGGGGAGTTCACATCAATGGGTTTAGATGGAAGTAATGGTCAAATATTAAGAACAGGACAGTCTTTATATGCAGCTGACATTAATAGAAATAAAGTTATTGATGGTGGGGATTTACCAAGACTATTAGGTCAAATTGTTGGAATAGATACTTTAGTGACAGTTCCTTCTGGATATGTCACAGGTAGTGGTGGATATATGAGTCTACCAACTTGGAGGGAAACAGATGCAATAAGTGTCGCGGGTCAAACTGAATGGTGTGTTGTTAATGTTAATGGATATGGACAAGGTCAAACAAGAGTCTACATTGATATGAGAGAATTTAGTGGTACAAACGTATTACCTGAAAATATCAAAAGTTTACAATTGTTTGATTTATATTCAGGACCTGTTGAATTCATGAGTAAAGATGCATCTTGGGCTTTTTACAAAGTACCGTCAACATTCACAACAATATCAACATCAACATTTGCACCTTACATCAGAAGTATGGGTAACAATGACTACGGTCTCAAATCGGAATTCACATTTAATCCAAACCCTTCTAATTCATGGGGTTCAGTAACAACAACAAATTGGAAAGACATTACATATCCTAAAACATACTTCAAAACGGGAGTTTTAGGAACAAACGAAATTTTAGAATTAAAATATCTTTTGTGGGGTGACGTAAATCGTTCACACTCATCTCAAGTTGTTGTTATCAATAATGGAGCAACAACAATTCAAACAAATGCTGTTAATAGTTTACAAACAAATACTGCTTTTATTACAACTGCATCAAACACAGGATTTATTAACACATCAACAGGTGAAGTTAACTCAATCAATGTTAATTTATCAAACATAACAGTAACATCCAACAGTGTTGAAATACCTATTGGGGTTAATACTAACGGAAATTCAGTCGGAGCGTTACAATTTGAGTTCCAATACGACCCATTAAAAATTAAGTTTGAAGAGCTAAAGTCTGAGGTTCCAAATTCTTGGTACATTTTTGTAAATTCAAAAGACGGTAAAGTTAAATTTGGAGCAATTGACCAAAACAATAAGACTTCAATAAACGGAAATTTGATTCCATTCAAATTAAGATTTTCAACAATAGGTAATGGTGTAGACATTTTAACATCAGTCAAAGTTTCTCCAACAATGGATGCAAGTAATTCAAAAGGAGTTCAATTAGGAATTGACTTGAACTCAACTCAAATAAAATTAACAGGTTATAATAATTTTTAATCATGAAAAAGATAAACAAAATTTTAGGTTTAGGGTTTTTAATTACCCTTTTAGCTCTGAGTTGTACGAAGATTGACATACCACAACCTCAAGTAATTGATTTAGGTGTCAAATCAACTTCAACAACTATAAAATCAATATCTCAAACGGGTAATATTGTTACCGCTGAGTTTGAAACAACGGTAGGTTCAAAGTATTCGGTTCAAATTATACCTTTTGGTGGCGAAATACCTTCAAAAAAAGAAGGGTTTACTGCGACAGAAGGTGTTACAAAGAAAGTATATGACTTATCGGACTTGTCAAAAAAATACTACGACATAGTCTTCATAGACATTAGTGGTAATGAGACAAAATATCCAATTTTAATAAAATAAAAAAATAAAAAAATGTCAGAAGAAACACAACAAGGTCAGGAACATAACGATGGTACATGGTCAGGACTTAAAAAAACAATCGTAGGTACTTTAGGTACCGTAGTTGCAGGTGGTGGTGTATTTTTAAGTACACTATTATTCGGTGGTCAAAAAGAAGAAGAAAAATCACCAGCACAACAACCATCAATAATAATCAACAACACTCAACAGCAACAACAAGCGGCTGCGGGTGGTAAAACAGTTGTAATAAAAGAAGCTGCAAAACCTGTACAACCAGCACCTGCTCCTAAAAAGAAAAATGGTGATGAGTTTAAGGAAGAAGCACCGAAATGGTAAAAAAGATTAAATTATGAGTACCCAACCAAGCACAGGATTCAAAGATTTACTCTTTTCAGTTATGAAAAGAAGATGGTTTATAACAGCCATCGTACTATTCACCTTTTTTGGTACAATCCTTGCCATTTTTATGGCAATTTTGATGAAGACACAAATGTCAGGTGAATGGAAAGAATTGTTATTGTTATTATTAGGAGCTTTCATTGGAAGTTATGGTAAAATTATTGATTACTGGTTTAGTGACCAGGATAAAGATAAGATGCTTGTTCAAAAAATGGACGAAGAAGATGGAATTACTCTATCTAACACTTTGAACATGAAAAACCAAGAAACTCCCGCTACACCAATTATTCCTGAAATGTCAATTCCAGTAGTTCCGTTACAAAGTAACCAAGTTAAACCCGTTGAAATAGACGAGGATGGTGATGGTGTAATGGACGGTATTGATAATGACGGAGATGGGGTTATTGATGAATATTTTGAACACAGAAATTGTCACCACGTTTGGGGCGATTCAGACCATGACGGACATGAAGAATGTTTAGTATGCGGTCTATTAAAAGAAAATTTAGAACAAAACTAAAACTATGAAAATAATAAATTTAAACAGATTAAGCGACCTAATAGTGTTAGGATTTGTAAAACTATGCTGCCTGTGGGTAGTATCCGCATTATGTTTTGAAATGTTTGTAATATATCTACAAGCATCTGGACAAGAACAGAGACAACAAGACATGATTAACAAAATAGAATGGAAATTTGATGGAACATTCAAAAACAATCCTGATAACATTTGGTATGAAGAACCTAAAAAATAATATTATGTCTAAAACTCAAGAAATTATAAGATTTATAGGGATATGTTGTATAGCAATATTTGGATTAGTAATTATGTCTTTTGGATTCAGTATGTTAATAACTCCTTTTTTAAAATAACTTAAAATGAAAAAAACAATGGTTTTCTTGACAGTAATACTGTTGAGCACGGGAGCTTTTTCCCAAACAATAGGTAAAACCAAAACAGAAGATTACAAAGCTTCGTTTGAAACAAAAAGTGATATCTCACAATTTTTGGATTATGACGGACCAAAAAAGAATATTCAACTTCTGAAATGTGGTATCAATGATGAAATGTATGAGATGTACCCTGAACTAAAAGAAAAAAGAGTTGGTTTGGGTGTTACAAACATTGTACTTGAATATCTTGATAATTTAAATCGTTTTGAATTTACAGAAGACAAAACAGAAATTAAAAACAGAATGGTAAAACAATTCCAAGCCTCTCAAGCGGGAATTTCTGAAAACAAATTAGACGGTAGAGGTAAGATTAAATTAGCTCACTACTTTGTTGAAATTGAATGTTATGACTACTCTGTTTCTGAAGATGAAACTGTGAATTTGAAAGACGGTGTAAAGAATATATTAGTAACACGTATTGGATTACAAGTTAGATTTACAGATGCGGAAAACGGTACAATCATAGCAGCATCTGGATTAGGGGAAGCAAAAACAACAAGAGAATTAACTTTATTATCTGACGCAACCGTTGACCCTGTTAAATTCAACCAATCTACAATTAGCATTTCAACTAAAAAGGCTTTGGATGTTGCATGTGCTAACATTTTAGGTAAAATGGTGAAAAAAGGAATATTCGTTAAGTAATGAAAAAATGGTTTGTGTTTTTATTCATATTCATGCAACTTGCTCTGAAAAGCTCAGGGCAAGTTGTTACACAAACCTATTTAGACCCATGTAGTTTAAAAACTTATGTGGTATCAATTCCAATACAATCTAATTCAGGAGTTCTGGTTATAGTTAGAGATAAATCAAAAGTATTCACATATTCACAGTTTGTATCAGGAGAAGTGGATACATGGATAAAAAACATTTTTGCAGCACCATGTCCAACAAGTCAAGTAGTTCAACAAACGGTAACAGCGACGGTGGCTCAAGCGGCATCACAGGCGGCTTCATCAGCGGCTTCTTCAGCAGCTTCATCTGCAGCTTCGTCAGCATCCTCGGCAGCGTCTTCAACTGCGTCTTCCGCGGCATCTACCACATCTTCACCACCACCAGCAACATCATCGTCTTCATCATCTACTTCCCAATCGTCCTCATCTGGTGGTTCTTCGTCTACATCAGAGAGCAAGAGTGAGACAAGTAGTTCATCAAGTGAAACAAGTTCAGAATCTAAGAGCGAGAGTAGTTCAGAAAGTAAGTCGGAAAGTAAAAGTAAGGAAAAAAAATCAGATGAAAAAAAGTCTGATGAAAAGAAAGAAGAAAAGAAGGACGAGAAAAAAGACGACAAGAAAAAAGAAGAAAAGAAAAAAATTCAAGTTGCCAACCCAATGTTGTTGGCGTCAGATTTAACTTCCGCACAAGGACCTGATTACAAATATAATGTAATATTATCTTTAGGGGTTAGTAAATCATCGGCACTGGGAAATCAAAGTTGGAGTGCAACAGGATTAATTTGGAGCTCACTTAATCAATTTGCAGTTAGCGGAGGATATACAAAAATGGATTTCCAACAAGGTAAGTTAAATGCAATTCATTCTTATTCAATGACTACGGCATATCTGACTGGAAATTGGATGACCATGGGTGGATACACTTACATAAAACCACATCCAAAACATGGTACTTACGGATACAACTTAGGTATCATTTCGCTTTTCTTGAAGAATGAGGAAATAGTTGGAGAAGGAAAATTTGTAAGAACAAAGACCGTGTTTTACACGTCAATTACCACTTCAGCAGTTGCGTTTTGGACAAAACCATACCAATATTCACAAAAAATTACAATATCGCCACAAGTTTTTGTTATGAATTCACCAATACTTTGGAATTCAAAAACAGGAGAAACTACAGTTGGAAGAAACTTTGGTTTTTTACTTGGAAGTTCATTTGATTATAAAATCACAAAGAGATTTGGACTCAGTTTGAACTATAAACTTTCTGCTTCAACGCAGAAAAATTCGCCGATTTTAAGTAATTTCTTAATCGGTTCAAGAGTAATGTTATGATAAAGAAAATATTAGATATTAGACATTTTATAATTTTGTTTTTATTAATTACGTGTCTTTTTTTACAAGACAATAAACCAAAGAAAGAGATTGTAATAAAGGAAGTACCATCAAAACCTGAATTAATACACGATACAATATCACAAGAAATTCCAGTTTATTTACCTGGTGAACCAATCTTAAAGGATACCACAATTTACGTCACAACAATTGAAAAGGTTGATACGTCAGCAATCCTTAGAGATTATTTAGTTTTCAATAAATTTTCAGACACATTAAAATTATCAAATAACCAAGGATTTGTTTATTTGAACCAAACCGTTAATGAAAACAAAATTGTAGATAGAAAATTCTCAGCAACAATCAAACCTAAAATTGTTAGAGAAACACCGCCACCCCCACCTCCAATAAGAAACCAAGTATTTTTTGGTATCAACGGTGCAGTGAGCAAAGAAGATTGGGTTAATTCAATCGGCTTGGGATTGATACTCAAAACAAAAAAAGACCATTTATTTCAGGTTAATCTTGGTGTGGCTAACAGAACTGTAGATGGAACAACTGGCGAGCTGAGACCGTATGTTGGAGGGGGGGTTTATTGGAAAGTAAAAGTTAAAAAAGACTAGACTATTTATAATAAAACAGTCATATGGGTTTACGTGAATTAATTAAAGAATCTCTTGAACAACAATTGAATAAGTCTCTTATTTTGAGAGAAAATTCTAATGTTTCAGATTCTTTAAAATATCACATAGATAATGGTCTTACATTAACCAATAATATATACAGAGTCTATTCTGAAGGTTACTTTGATTTGGTAAATGAGGTTAGAGAATTGTTTAATGAAGGTAAGATTGACCTTAATGAAGAGGATACTTTAATGATTGAATCTGATTTAGGGGTTAAAGTAAAAATTGGTAAAGAATACGTTTATTTGGACGCACCATATATCCACGAAAGTGAAGAGGATATTTTAACTGAATCCAAAATACCAAGAGGAAATAAGAAATTTGCAGTTTACACTAAGGCAAAAAATGGTGGGGTTAAAAAAGTGACTTTTAATAATTCTAATTCAATTATTAAAGAGAGTCGCATGTGTTCTCAAAAAACAGATAGAACAACTGCAGGATATTGGTCTTGTAATGTTGGTAGGTTCGCTAAACAATTGGGGTTATAATCTTCAAATTCATACTAATGGACTTAGAAAAAATTAAAAATTATTTACAAACTTATTTGGATGATGTATTAACACCAACAATCAATAAAGAGTTAGTTGGTGAAGAAGATGAGCCAATTACTCTAACAGTACATGCATTAAGAAAGGGTAGTTACCAACCACCAATTTTTCATATTTTTATTGATATTGACCCTAATTGGCAGGGTAGTCTTTTAAAAAGATTAGAAAAAAATATTGAAGATTTTATAAAAATTTTTTCTATAAAAAATAAAGTAAAAGTTCATTGGAACAAAAGACCGTTATTTTAAAATTATTTATCCGTGCCAAACAAATTGTTAACTGCCGAACAAATTTCAATTTCCAAGTCTAACTATAATCATATAGATATTGGGTATTTCAAATACAAATCACATACACCTACAATGGTAGATTGTATAAAAGAATATCCTATTACGGAGTTCATTTTAGAAAAAATTAAGAAAAAAGAATTGATTTGGGAATTTGAAATGGAAGAACAAAAACCAAAATTATACAACGGAAAATTAATCGTTTTAATATAGTTTGGTCAGGTCAAATTTCTTAACAAAGGCAGGAAATGCTTCTTTATAAGACTCCTCAGTTTCATCTGTAATCTTGTTTGTAAACTGCCAATTCCAATAAAAGTTATCGTTGGGTTTGAATCCGTAAAATGTGTGAACTCTTTTTTGAGTATCTACAACATCCATACCTTTCCAGTTTTGTCCAGTACAAATGAATCCACTTTGAATACCCTCAACAATATTTGATTCACCTAAGGTATAGTGTCTATTCTCAATCCAAGTTAATCTTTCAATTAGTTTTTGGTAGAACATATTGGCTTGACCCCATCTTACAGAACTAAAAAATATAACAGCATTTGAGTCAAATAACTCTTTTGATATTTTCCAAAGTTCATCACTTTTGTCATTTAAACTTGCCCAACATCTGTGATATCCTGTTGGATTTTTATCTTTGTCTTTAAGTTTGGCTTTCATTACTCCACAAGAGTTACCATCTTTTCTTGAAACATTACCCTCACAAGGTACAATGTTTAATTCAGGAACATCAATCAAAACTGATTTGTCATTTAGATATTCGTTGATAACCATTCCAAGAATTGTTGACTTGGGAATATCAACATCATTTGGGTCCCAATTATATCTGTTGGAGCATGTTAATAGTAATACCTTATCTAACTTTTGAAGTTCAGATATTGTCTTTTCAAGTTTTTTCAAATTACCTGTAGAGTTGTTCTTTTCGGTAACGTTGTACTTGTCAAATATTTCTTGTAATCTATTATCCATTCAATATAAATACTTCGTATAGTATAATAAAAAACCCACTTCTTAGGTGGGTTTGTATTTTAAGCTCTCATTGTTGGAACATTACTAATTTCTTCCCTAATATCCATATCATTTAGTAATTCACGTAATGTATTCATTTCTCTTTGATAATTAGGTGTGGGAGGCTCTGGTTGTTCCATTGCTTGTTCATCAAGTGGAACTGTTTCATCTGGTTGTCCCATTGCGTGTTCATTAACAAACTCAATCCTCATTTTTTCATGTGAACTCAAACATTCATTATGAACTTGTTCTTGAATTTCATCTGAACATAAATTTTTGTTTGTATCTTGAGATTTAAAAATTTTTCTAACAATTGGGAATAAATAATCATCAGCATCAATGTCAAGATAATCAACCCTAGAATCTTCCGCGTTCCAAAAACTAAATTCTAAATCACCATCTATCCCTTTATACCCCGCAAATTTATAACCCGTCTGTTTGTTAATGAAGTAAACTAAAATACCTCTTCTCCAATATTTCTCAAAATAGTTTTTTTCTCTTTGATATGTTGTACACCATCTTGTTGATGCACCATATTTTGCGGATGCTGAGAATGTTAAAGGTCTAACAACAACCCACCTTTCATCTTCATATTCTTTAATAACCTGACCCTCAAGGTCTTTAGTTAATTCTTTCATTGAAGCTAGGGTTACCGCACCTCTAACATCCTCAAGGTCTTTATAGGTAGAAACGTCCTTATTTTCAATTTGGTCTTTCTCCATATAATTCATAAATTCTTTTAGAGTTTGGTATGTATCGTTACTGTAATGCTCTGTAATGAAATTTAAAATATAATACATCTGACCATCATTAAGACCATCAGTTGAAATTCCCTTATTCATTAACAATGATTGAACTTCCAACGTACCTTTTAAGTAATCATTTTTATCTCCCCAAAATTTTTTTGGATTGAACTTTTGACCAAATATTTTACACAATAATGGGAGATATTTGTAAGACTTGGAAGTATCTAATCTTGTCATCATATCAAAAAATGTGACATTTAATTCAGGGTGTTGTTTTTTTAATTCATCTAAACGAGACATATTTTTACTTTTTATAAAATATAGGTAAAATAAAAGTTTGAGTCAAAAAAAAATCCATCATTTCTGAAGGATTTTAATGCTGTTAGAGCAGGAGTCGAACCTACAAACGGAGATTCAATAAGCGACATAAGTGCTTGCAAGCAGGTGGTCTACCCCAGTATCGCTTATCTATTTCTTTATCCGTACCCTCGGGACTGGAGGGTGTGTTTGCCAAGGTCATAACAGAGACAACCTAATTTCACCATCTAACAATTTTGGCGGAGAGGAAGGGAATCGAACCCCCAAAGCCTTTCAGCCCAGCTGATTTCAAGTCAGTGTCCTCGTCCATTCGGACCCTCTCCTTATTCGTACAATCTAATATAATCTTTCCCGTATTTATTTATAACATAAATTAGATATTGTTTCATATCTTTTTCGTATAATACATTCAGATTAAACTTAAACTGTTTAATTTTTTCTTTATTCTCGTCATCCATTTTCTCAAAACTTCTTCTCCCTTTTATTTCATAATAGGTTTCCGATATTAAAAAATCAGGATGATATTTTCTTTTTTTACCCTTATATTCATATTCAAACCCAAAATTATTCCTCTCAAATTTTATGTTGTGTTCAATATTATAAATCACCCACGCTAATTCCCAACTACTATCACACCAATATCCTTTATATCTACCCTTTTTACCTTTACCACTACCTTTTCTTAATCCACCAGACAATGGATTTTTTTTCATTGTCTCCGATATTTTTTCTTTCCTTTCAGCTTCTTTAATAGGGGTTGAAGCTTTTCCTGTTGCTATACCTTTTAAAGAATCGCTAATTTTTTTTCTATGTTCTTCTGTATAAACACCTATTTTACCTTTATTCCATGGTATAATAGGTAATCCTCTTTGATTTTCAGGAAGTGACCAATATGGGGTTCCTTTAAATTTTCCTTTCTTTTTTTCAGAGTCTTTATTTTTTTTTCCTTCACAAGAATTAGGTGATTTTTCACAACAACCATTTCCTGTTTTAAAAAAATATTTTGCCTCTTTTCCACAACCATATGAACAAATTATCATCTTTTCTGTTTATAATAAATATCACAAAAAATGTGAAAATCAAGACAAACTCAATAAACCAATTAGATTTTGTAATCTGATACAAATGTAGTATATTTGCCTTATGAAAACAACAATTATCTCAATATTTTTACTTTCTATGGGTTTATCCGTAAAAAGTCAGACAACTGATTTGATGTATGTACCTGACCAAAAAAGTTTGGTTGTTACATACAATAGTAATTATTCTCCGATTGGTTTTTATGTCGGAGGGTACTATACAAGTTATTTTCCACAACCTTACATCTATACCACACCATTATCCATCATGAATAGAATTGGGGTGAGTTTTTCAAACGGACAAGTTGGTTTAATGGTGGGTGCACAGGTAAAATCATATGTTGATAGTTTGGCGTTAGGACCAGATGTATGGTTTAAAGTTTATCCGTTAAGGTTATTAACAAAAACAAAAAGAGGACCTGATTTTACCATCGGAATTAATTGTGCCGATAAAGTTAGATATGCGGTTGGATTATCAATACCTTTTGGTATTTATTGATAATGAGTGAACTTGATGAAATAAGACAGGGTATAGTTTCTGCCAACAAATTTTTGGAGAATCATGTATTTGAAATGTATTATCTTGCAGATGCTGAAGGAAATTTGGAAATCCCAACAAATGTTAAGGTAAAATTAACAGGTATGAAACATTACCTTGATATGGGAGAGTCAAAACCTTTTGTTCAATTCACGGCATATATTTTACCAACAAACAAAAATTCTGACAAATTTAACTCCATATTAAGTGCACAACTTGGACGAGAAACTGAAATTAAAACATTTGATAATAATGCTTATTTGAATTTTGAGTGGGTTATGAGTAAAAAATTGTCAGAGTTGTTAAAGTATTTTTCATTACCAAATGCAATACTTACTAAAGTAGTAAATGAAGTAGAACCAATGAAGTTAAATGAAAGTTTAATCAAAGAAGCCAGATTTGATAATGCAGTTAGAACCGTTGTCCAAGATATTATTGCATTTTTCAAACATCAAAGAGAAGGTGATTTTGGATTACCTGAAGATTTGAGGGACGATGAGTTAACGTATAAGTTTCCTGATATGGAAACTGAATTTTCAATATTTTTAGACTTACAATTGGATGATAGTGTTCAAGGTGTTGATGTTGATGCCGATTATTATAGGGATGATGATTTAATTTATCTTACAATCATTTCAAACCCAAAGGACGGATATACAAATTTGAAAGAATTAACAAGTGAATTAAATGAGGTTCTTAGACACGAATTTGAACATATAAAACAATTTGAACAAGGATATAAGTTTCCAAAAAAAGAACCTAAAGACCCATATAAGTACTATACTCAACCACATGAGTTAGAAGCCCAAAGAGCTGGATTCAGAAGAAGAGCAAAAGGTGAAAGAGTTGATTTTGAAACATTGGTTAGAAATTGGTTTGCCAAAAATCCACACAAACATAATTTAAATCCTACCCAACAAGAAAAGGTGATACAAAAAATTATTCAGAAATAATGAATATTGATTTAAAGGACAAAGAGTTAAAAATATTTCGTAAAGTATTGATGGACCATTCTTTTAATAAAAATGGTTATGAATATCACTTTTTATCTATTGAACCTGATGAAAAAGGGTGGGCATTTAATATTGTTGTAAATGTTGTTTTGCCTGTTAAGGGTCAATCATATGCAACTCCAGTATTCAGTGGACATATTCACGATATTCTCAGCAATATTTGGAAATATGTAGGTAGTTCTTTTTCTTATTCAGAAAAAATATTAGTTGACGGTAAAGAACCTGTTGATAGAGGTCTTTTTATTAGTACAGAAAAACAAAGAGAAGTTTTATCTACGATGAGAAAGGAAATTAAAGAAGTAACTTTAAAAACTGCAATAGGTCCGTTGACTTTTGATGTATATTGGAAACCTAATGAAAAATTTTATTCATTAGATGATGTATATATTGATTTTGATTTTGATATTGAAATTAAAAATTTTATGTTAGATAGTCATTACGCGGTACCTAATTTAGACATCGCAGATGATGTTGCTGGCGCTATTTTGAATGTAATGTATGATTCTGATTACCTAAGAGACGAAATGAATAACGTAGTCTATGATGTGATGAGTAATGAAATTGATATTACTAGTATTGATGATTTATATTACCAAGTACGATTCTATATCACTAAAATTGATGGATTTGGGGTCAGTGGAAGGTGGGGTAATCACTATGACTTGGAAGACGGAATGTTTATTTAAATCTTTTAACAATCTTTTTAAGTCCAGCACTTATAATCTCCTTACTTAAAACCACTACACTAGATGCAATTAATCTTTCGGCAATTAAAATTGCCGCATTAGTTGGATTTGTTGATTGTGTTGATACCGAATAAATATCCGCAATAATTGGAATTAAAAAACTATATGCGACAGTATCCAAAACAGCACCGCTAGTTATATTACAAGATTCTAAAAATCTTGAAAAAGAATTTTTTAATTGGAATCCTTTTGTTAAAACTTTATCAAAAACTTCTTGAAGACCCTCTTCTTTAATTTTTTTCAAAATTGAAACAATCCCTCTTTTATTTTCAAAAAAAATTGTGAAAGCAACCCCAGCTAAAACTAACATTCTTTCTCTTTCTGATAAATTAAAACCACCTTCTTTTATAAAATTATCTAATGGCATTACCAATCCACCAACTGCGGTACCCCACGTCAACAACATTTTAATGTTAAGTCCGTAGTTTTTAATTACTTTGTTAACCATATTGTTTGTGAACGAAAATAGTTGTTTCATATTACTTGTGAGCTTTGAGTCACTTTGTTCTAGTAATATTAGTTGTAATTGAGATTCTGTTATTAAAAAGTCCATATGTAATATAAATACTTATAATATATTTATTGTTATGAAAGGTCAATTAAATCCTGAGTTAAAAGTTGGTGATAGAATAATGTGTTTCCATATGGAAGGAGAAACGGGTGTTCCTCCAGGTACATTAGGAACTGTCACAAGAATATCAAGAGACCCATTTGAGTCTGAAAATGATAGTTTAATAACCGTTAAATGGGACAACGGGAGCACTCTCTCTCTTATAACATCAACAGATGCTTGGAAATTAGCACCACAAGAAATTAAAGAACAGGTAACTGGTTCTCCTGAATATGATTTTTTTAGTAAAAATCCTGAGGTATTTGAAAATTTTGATTATAAATTTCTGAAAAAATTCTTAGTAAAACTTAGAAATTCTGGTGTTATTAATATGTTTCAAGCGGCACCTTTTTTATATTCAGGTAAAGAATGGATAGACAGATATCATGGAGAACATGAGGAAGATAACGAATCATTTCAAGAAGTATTGGAAATGGCTGATGAAGCTAAAAACAAAATGATTCAAGGACTTTTAAAATATATGGAATCAAAAAACCTTGATTTTGAAGATATGGGTAGAGTTAATAGTTTGATGCATAAATTTGCAGTGAAAATTAACCAACTTTATGTGACTTTTCCTTTATCAAACAATTAATTTAACTATGGTTTTGGTTTCTTCTTTTATTATTTTATAATCTTTTAAGTAACGATTATCTAAATATATTGCATATTTTTTTAAATTGATAATTGGTTTATCAATATTTTCCCCTTTAATATTTCCTGTAATTGATTGAGGTCCAAAATCAATTCCAATATTTTGCCATTCATCACCAATTATTTCTGGCAGTATTATTTGGTATTCCATTATTTTAATTAGCCTTTTGAATTTTTTCTATTGTTCCATCTTTCCAATGTTTTACAATCCAACCATCTTCATCTAAATAAACCATTGGTCTATCTTTACCCCACGTTTCTTCCTCAACTCGTTTTCTGAAAGATTCTTTGAATTGTTCAGACATTATCGCTTTTGATATTTTATCTTCTTCTTTGTCCATGTTAGTTGCTCAAGGGAGCTTTAATTTTTGGGTGTGATTCATATCCGATTAATTCAAAACAATCAGGTCTATAACTTTTAAGTTTTTCATCAAGAGTTTTTTCACCTAAATGTTCTTTAACTGCCTCATGCATGTACCAATTACGTTCAGTTATTTTAACTGTTGGTAGTTCATATGGAGTTCTTGAAATTTGTTCTTTGGCTTGTTCAATATGATTTTTATATAAATGAACATCACCAAGGTTTCCAATCAATTGGTCAGGAACCATGTTAACTTCTTTAGCGATAATCTCAAGTAATAAACCGTAAGATGCAATGTTGAATGGTAAACCTAAGAATGTATCTACGCTTCTTTGATTCCACATTAAAGAGATAGCTCGTTTAGGGATATTCCCTTCATCAAATTTATTATGTAACCATTTTCTATCCTCTATTGACATATCACTATTTTCAATACTATTCCCAATATTGAAACTACCATGTATATCATAAAACTTATCTGGGTTTGGATGTTGTTTTGCTCGTTCATCCAAATTCAACTCTCTTGTATAAATTTGGAATCCATAATGACAAGGTGGTAAAACCATTTGGTCTAACTCACCTACATTCCAAGCATTTACCATCAATCTTCTACTATCAGGATTGGTTTTGAGTTCGTTGATTAAGTTTTGAATTTGGTCTACTCCGTTCATTAGTTTCTCAACATTTCCCAAATTGTATGTAATTGTGGGTTCTGTTAGTTTACCCCAGCTTCTCCATTGCTTACCATAGATTGGCCCTAAATCACCCCACTTACTACAAAACTCTTTATTATTTTTAATTCGGTCAATGAATTGATTCATATCCAAATGAGGTTCCCATGGTTGAACATTATTTGAATAATTCTTATAAGCATCACCATCCCAAATATGACAATCGTAATCCAATAAAAACTTGATATTGGTTTCTCCACGAAGGAACCACAATAGTTCAACTACCATAGTTTTCCATGCCATCTTCTTTGTTGTGAGTAATGGAAATCCATCAGACATATTATGTCTGAACTGAATACCAAACAATGATTTGGTTCCTGTTCCTGTTCTATCAGATTTGTTAAAGCTTTGGTCTTCACTTATTAGTAATGAAAGTAAAGCTTGATACCATTCGTCTAAATAATTGCTATTCATATCAATATCCTTTTTGTATTGTTAAACCATATGCCCAACTTATCCAACTAATTTGTAATCCAAACGCTGGTGATGTAACACCTGTTTCTAAAAAATATTCTTTATCGTACCAAAGACTTATACATGGAATAATCCAGTATTTGCCTCGGATACGATAAAAATTATTGTGTTCAATAAACCACTTCATTAAGAGTTTTTTAAATGTTTAAAAGCTAATTCAATTGATTCAACCCTACTCATTTTGGGATTTGAGTCTTGTAATTTTATTGACAAATCCAAAACTTGCTCCCTTATTTTCAATTCAGCGGATTCATGTAAAATTTCATCAATAATTTCTTCATTACTCATAGTAGTCCTGCTTCTTTTTTCCAATCTTCTTCCATTTGGTTTCTACCTGAATTGTAGTTACCATAGTCACCCCAATTCTCCAAAAGGTCTAAGAATGCTTTTTTGAGTTTATTATAATTTTCAATGTTCTCTTCTTTACCTAACATGAAAGATTGATACATGCAACTATCTATTGACCTCTTTGATAAAAAGGCCGAATGAGGTATTGTGTTTTGGTATATTTCTTCCAATTTGTCTTTCATTGTTACTTTTTGATTAACATGTTTGTGTTTGCAATTGGGAAACGAGCAACTGGTACTCTTTTTTCTTCTACTGAAGTTGCGTCAATTTGCATTACTTCATAATAACCCTCTATAATTTTTACTGTTGGTACTGAGTCAAAAGTATAAAGGATTGTAGAACGGTCATCTCCTTCATAAAATTTTGCTGATTTAGTTGTTGTGTTGAATACTAATGTTTGCATGTGTTTGTTTTTTATAATTTTTCAAAATTTATTGTGTCGTCTTTATTAATATCGTCAAAATTACTCCAATTTCCAAATTTTCCGTTAATTCTTGGGAGAAGATGGTGTTCTCTATGTCCACACCATTTACATTCTCTTACGACCACACGAATGAATTCTCGGTTATTTGGGTGCCCCTCAACTTTATGTTTTTCTCTACTGTATTCCCAATTATGTGCTCCTATATAACAAAAAGGATTTTTCATCTTCTATCAATTTTCTATTATGTTATTATCTATATTCCAAATATTAAAAAAATCAAATTCATTTTCTTTTTCCCACCCATACATCCTCATACTAATTTCGTTTCGGGTCTCCAAAGATAATGCTTTTGAAATGAATTGTCTACTAACTGGATGAATCATTTGTACCATCATCACAAAATCACAACCTTCATTTTTTAAACTTTTTATTCTATTAATCTTTTCATCAACATATTCAACTTCATCAAAAGTCCTCCAAAAACGAATGCAAATTGTTCGTAATTCTTCAAAACATTCATCTTTTGGAGGAGTATAAAATAATTCTACCGTTGTCATTACTTATCCGAATTTAATAATCTTTCTAAGTGGTGGTCAGCAGGCATCTCAGATAATTGTTCTCTGTGTCTCAACAAAGGTACGACTTCTCTGTATACATTGTACGGTCTAAATTCAGGGTGACCATCCATTCCTACATCCATTCTCTGGCCTCTACCAAACCTCATGTGGGTTGGAAGGTGACAGTGACCGTGTAAGTGCATAACAGCCTTATTAAGACCATCCCAAGAACTTATAGGGTAGTGCATCAAACGGAATTTAAATTGTCCCATTTCAAGTGTATTGTAGTGAGACACGGTTTTAAATAACCCTTGAGACCCATCTCTATTATTTTCTATGTGGTGGTCATGGTTTCCAAGTATCAAATGTATGTTTTTACATATAAGTCTATCCCAAAATTCACGTATTTGGTCAAATCCACCAAACGACCAGTCACCAAGGTGAATTAATATATCATCTTGTCCAACGTATTCGTTAATGTTATTAACAATTGTTGCATTCATTTTTTCTATTGTGGAAAAGTCGCGAGTTTGGGATATAGGTATTTCACCTTCTTGGGTTCTCCAAGCTGTAACTCCCCTACATATATTCTTGTGAGAATAGTGGGTGTCAGAAGTAATCCATACATTAACTTCTGGGATATTTTTGGTATCTACAGGTACTTTTATCATAACACAAAGATAAGGAATTATTCTGAAATTAAAAAAACTGGATTTTGGTCTCCAGCAAATAAACCTAAAATGTTGTATTCGTAGAATTCAACAGCTTCAATAGAGGACATCCCGTCCCTTTCTTCAAGAATATGAAGAACTTTGTTTTTGGAGTATAAGATTCTCGGTCCATTACCGAATTCTTCAACAATACCGATAATTGCATCATCCAAACCGTCCAAAATAACGGCTCCTTCGGCAAATTCGTGTATATCGTAGTTGTTGGTTATCATTTAAAGAAAAAAAAAAGAAAGTGGGATTCTTATTCAAGGCGAAAGTAAATTACCAAGATACTATTCAAATGAATTGGAGAACCCCACTTATTTTACAAATCTATAGAATAAGTTCAAATTAGTCAAACCTAAATTTAAAATTTTTTTGAAGTATTTATAGAAAAATAAGTTTATGAACGGATATTTTGCAGCAGGTAGAATCTCAGAAGATGAAAAAAATGATATTCTAAAATTACACAGCAGTGTTTACAATGGTTATAGAACTATGCAACCAAAGGTTAACAATGAACAACCATTATATGTTTATGACCCAGCACAAGATAAAGTTGGTGCGGTTATGAGTAACAAAGGAGTTGTGAAACCATATACTAATGTTGGAATCAATGAATCAACAGAACAAAAAGAAGTTTGTGATGAGTGTGGTTCAATGATGATGGAGGGAGAATGTTCTGAATGTGGATGGAAAGGTGAAGTTGGTGATATGGATGAACAATGGCAAGCGGCAATTGCACCAGCACTTGAAAGAATGGCTGCTGGATATGTTGCAGACAAAGCTATTGATAAGGTTTCTGATATGTTTTCAGGTAACGAAGGTGAGATGGAAGAAGGCATGTTAGGTGATATGGGAAAAAAGGCTAAAGATTGGATGAACAAACCATTTTCACCCGATGTTGAAGATTACATTAGTAAAGTCATTGATGTTATTGATAACCCTGAAAAGAAAGATGATGATGAAAGTGATGATGATTTTGAACCAAATAAGAAACACAGAAGAGGTGGTAAATTCAAAAGACACGAATATGTAGAATCTGAAGTTTCAGAATACGAAACAGGTCATTTAGATGACATTTACGATGAAAGTGATTTAAATCCAAATGCTGAATTTGATTATGTTAAAGGTGCGTCAAACAAGACAAATGCTTTCCACATGAAAGAACAAGCTGACGATTATGTTGATAATTTTGAAGACCCTGATAATGAAGATGATGGATTTGAAGATATTAATTCATCAGAAGTAACAGATGAGATTGAGGAGCAAGGTGGAAATGCACCTGATTTTGACATCAGTAATGTAGATTCGGCATATAATTTCCAAAGTAACGGACCAATGGCAGGTGGAGATGTTTATCCTGTTTATGAAGATTCAGATGAAGAATGTGATGAATGTTGGGAAAAAATGGAATCAGCTTGGTCTGAGGAAATTGATGAAACAGATGTTTCTGGTGTACAAGGAATTTACGGAGCGATGGAACCAGCATTTGATTTTGATAGTGAAGGACCTGGTAAAGCGGGACCTTACCAACATAGTCAATATAATGAAGGTTCATATGTTATTGGTTCTGACGGAGAACCAAGAGGTATGAAACCAGGTGAAAAGTTAAGTGCTTTTTCACCAGAAGATTTTGATGATGACGATGATTTTGACGAAGATGAGTTGGAAGTTGATTTTGATGAATTTGACCCAAGAGACAAATCGTGGGAAGAAATTACAGCTCACACAGGAGATGATGAGTTTGGAGGTGTAGACGAAGACATTAAAGAGTCTTTAATCTTACAGAAAAACAGAATCATGGAAATGATGAACAGAATGAAAGTAATTAAATAAAAAAAACCCCTCTTAGGAGGGGTTAATTATTTCTGAGAACTTTTGATTTTTGAAATTTTCCCATAGTCCCACAACATCATCAAATCCTTTATAAATTATTCTTATGCTGTCTTGGTCTTGAGGAAATACCGTTTCAATAATTTTTTTAATTTCATTTTTCTTATAATCATCGTGAAAATCTTTTAAAGGTTTTTCACCATATAAAACATTTGTAGGAAGATGAAGAATACTTTTATAAACTGATTCACCAATATTTTCGGCAATAACCTCAGTTAATTTGTCTGAAAATTCAATTATTGATACAGTGTCATATAATTTACTAACCTCATTGAGGTTAACAGTATTACTTGATTCCACTAAAAATAAATGCTTTTTCATATAATCTCTTCCAATTTTATTATAAGCTAAGATACCGACATTTTTTGGTAATTCAAAATCTGAAGGTGTTTTTATTAATTTATAAGTAGTTGCAAAGTTATAATTAGTACTTGGTAAAAGGTTTTCTCTAGCAAAAACCTCATCCTCAGTTGGTTCATGAAAGTTCAAAAATTTCCAACCGTTTTTTATTTCTTTGAAGTTGGATTTATTTTTTCCAAAAAATCTTTTAAAAATATTTTTGTGAGTTAAAAATTTTGAGAAGGTAAAAACATATGCCCCAAAAAAAGTATCTTTTGTAAAATAATCAGTATTCCAACACAATGTTGTGTGTTCAATAAAAACATTCCTAATTTTTGTTTCATTAATAATTTCATCAATATTATTAAAATCAGGAATTTCATTTTCTTTTGATATAAAAATTAAATCATCAAAACTTTCATAATTCGTACTTAAGAATTCTTTTAATAAATCATAAAAATGAGTTTCGTTTTTAAATGTTTCAAAAAGTATGACCCTGTCTTTGAATCTTATGTCAATCTCACATTTAACCTCATCCGATAATGGAACAAGGATGAAAAAATCAACAATATTATAGAATTCAGAAAATCTAAGATTTAATAAATCTTCATTACCTTCAAATAAGATAATATCAAAAATTTTAAAGTTTTTTTTCATTTATATTGAAATAACATTTACGTTAGATTACTATTAGTATAACTAAATTCAACGCAATGTCAAAACAATTTTTAGCAAACGAAAGAAATAACGTTAATCATTTTAACTATTACTATTTTACCAACGCATTCACACCTGAAGAATTGGATACGATAAAAACAATTGGAAACTCATATCCTAAACAATTAGCTGAAGTCGGAGGAGGAGATGATTCTCAAGTAAGTGATTATCGTAAAAGTGAAATTTCTTGGATTCCAGAAGAACCCAATAATCAATGGCTTTACGATAAAATATCTCAATATGCTATTTCTGCTAACAAAGAGATGTGGAATTTTGACATTTGGGGATACCATGACACCCTTCAGTTTACAAATTATTATGGTGATGGCGGTCATTATGATTGGCACGCTGATTTAGGTCCTGGAATTTCTAATAGAAAGTTATCGGTTGTTTTACAATTATCTGACCCTAAAGATTACGTAGGAGGAGAATTACAAATGAATACTGGCGGAGGTATTACATCAGTTAAAAAAGAATATGGTTTATTATGCTTTTTTCCGTCATTTGTATTACATAGAGTAACCCCTCTAACTTCAGGAACGAGAACTTCTTTAGTTACTTGGTTATGTGGTGCAAATCTTAGATAATGATTAGGGAAAGAATAACAGTAAATGATTTTGAAAGAATAACAAAAGAAAACGAATATTTTATTTGGCATTTTGTTAATCCAAAAAGTGCGACCCAATTAAAATCAATATTTCAACCAGACAACCCATTTACTCCGAACCCATTCATTCCAATTTTAAAATCAATATCTATACCGTATTTTGAATCTGACAGTCAAGAAAGTCATGATTTTTTAATTAATTTAAGTACACCATTTATAATTAACGCTTATAAAAATAATACCTACAATCCTGTAGTAGTTTCATTTAATAGAAAGAGAATGGTAAACCACACTTTTGGACCATATTGTTATTGTATTGAAGGGGTAATAGAATTAATTGGGGAACTTAATCCCCAATTTATATTAGATATTAATTAACGTTCAGTGTTGAAGAAAAACACTTGGAACAATCTTCCATCATACATATCTTTTCCAAAATAGTCTAATGATACATGATAATTGTCTGCTCTGTACATGATTAGACGATTGAAAATATTACCAACTCTATCTACCATATCCCATTTTGTGTAGTCTTGCATATCGTCACCTGAAGGAGCGGACTCTTTATAACCTGGCTCGTTCTCTCTTTTGTAATCATAATGCATCCAACCTGTTTCTTTATGTTTAAAGATTCCTGTTCCTGCACTAATGGGTGCGTTAGGTGTTAAATAACAAACAGCGGCCCAATCTGTAGTTGAGTCAGCATGAATCCAAGACCTATCTTTTGCGGTTGTATATTGGAACGACCCAGTATAGTCACCACCCCACCAAGTCACTTCACCAGCGAATGGATAAAGGATGTCTCTAAGTTTTTGTCTAATAGAATCGTTTAAGAATGATTCAGTTCTTAACCCAGGGTAGTTACCTCTCACCTTAAATTCTTGTTTTAGTGCAAATTCTCTAACTTCCATTGGGTTTGAATAAAAGTCGTCAATCGTTAAAGAGTTAAATCTCATAATAAAAGTTTTATAAACAAGTATAAGAATAAAATGGTCTAAAAAAAATGATGTTTAATAATAATTTATGTGACTTTTGCTTCTTTTTGTAATATTTCTTTATAAATTGTTTTATTATGGAGATAAAAGAAATCGTATCATATTTTTTGAATGCTGAAACAAACATTTTAGAAGTTTCATTCAGAACTATAGATGACAATGAAGAAGTTTTAAGAAACGACAATATTGATTATACAATTGTTGGAGATTATGGATTTGATTTAGTTACAGAATCTTTTGATTTTTTTGGTGAGGAGTTTGAAGATGAATTGTTTGAAGAAGAAAAAGTTGAACTTGATGAAGATGAATTAGTGATTTTCTTAAATGAATATTATACAATAAATCCTGATACTTTACCAAGAGCAGAATTCTATTAAGGTCCTACACGAGTAAGGTACAATGTCATTACTTGTTTTTCACCAAATTTACCTTTGAACCAAGCACCTGAACTCTTTAACTGAAGAGATTCAAACCCATCGTCCTCAATCAGGAACGTTAGTGTCCTTACGTCATTTGGTTTGGCTTCATAAGTAAATTGTAAGAATCCATTGCTATAAGAATTATTGTTTAAAATACGATAAAATATCTCATCTGGTGCCATACCATATTCCCATATGTCTCTACCATCCGCGGTTAAGGTTAATTTACCCATTTTTATTGAGGAGTAATCCAAGTGAATATAAAACCTATTGATTTTAATTGAGTCAAATGGTGACGGTATTAATGGGTTCTTATAAGTTGTACCTAAAAGATATAATGAGTCTTTGTATTGATTTTGGTCAACACTTGTTATATCTAATTTAGAGACAACATACTTTCCACTTAAAGTTATGTCACTATTGTTTAATACAAATTTTTCACAACTTGTTAGACATAGTAGTATAAATAAGAGATATTTTTTCATTTCGCAAAGATATGAAACTTTATTCAAAATTAAAAATATTTATATCATATGATTTTAGACGTAGATTTTTTAATTAATTTTTTTGACAAATATTCAGGTAAATCTGATAAAGAAGAAATGGGTGAACAAGAAGATGCTGCGGCACCATCTGCACCATCATCGGGTGGCTCTGGAAAAGGAGTTCCAAAATGGGCGGATTCTTATTCTTTGAAAAGAGGGAAATCTAATATGTTGGGAAAGGCTGGTGAAAAATGGGAAACAGGACTCACAAGGGGTGCTGCAAATCAAATTTGGTAATTTAAATATATTTATAAAGAAAAGTAATATGGTACAACCTAAATACAGCCCCGAAGAAGCTCTACAAAGAGTGAAATTAATGATGGGGTATGATACAAGAAAAACTCTTAAAGAGAATAAAGAAACCATTGAAGAACAAACATGGTGGAAATCAATGTTAGCAGGTGCTGCTACAGGTGGTGCTGCAGGTGCTGTGGCTGGTCCCGCGGCGATACCAGGAGCCGTAGTTGGCGCTGTTTTAGGGTTAGTTTTTGATTTCGCTGGAGGGGATGCATCCAAAACAAAAGTTGTAGAATTAATCAAAGCTTGTTCAACAAATAAAAAAGAAGTTGGAAAAACTATTCTCTCTGATGATGAATTGGATGAGATGTCAGATAAATTATACACAGCAATGAAAGGTATTACAACCGACGAAGACTCAATCAAGGAAGTTTTTTCTGGTATTCAATCTGTACCTGATTTGTGTAATTTAGTAGAAAATTTTAAAGATAATTATGGAGATTTGATTGAATGGTTGAACGGTGATTTAGAAAATGATGAGGAATGGAGAGATTATGTTGCTTTACCTTTGAGAAAGGCTATTAGGAATAGTAAAAAAGCGTCTGAAGAAGGAACAGGAACTACGGCTATACGACAAAAAAATATTAACGCAGTTTGGTGTAGTGTTAACTTGAAAAATATCATAGAATTACCTGAAAATCCATACAACGGTAAAACATGGGAAGAATTTATTATAAGTGAAAAAGTAACACAAGAAGAATTGGTGGCTGCTAAAAATTCTTGTCCACAAAAAGGTGGTGTAGTTAAAACTGGCGGAGGTGGTGGATATAAACCATGTTCAGGAACATATTCTTATGGATGTAAATCTGATGTTATTGCTAAAGTACAAGGTTGTTTAGGTGGATTAGTTCAAGATGGCAAATTTGGACCTAAAACAAGGACAAAATTATCTGCAAAAGGATTTACAACATTTACAGATTCTGATATTGAAAAAATATGTTCAGCGGCTGAAACTAAATTAACAAGTGATGTTGAATCCTCTGACTTAACACAAGGTGGAGAATCAAATGTAACACCAGCAGCAGGTCAAGGAGTTGACCCTAATGCTAAAGATGGAATAAGTTAATAATATAGATATATGAAAAAATTTATAATAGACGAAAGTCAAAGAAATGAAATATTAAAACAACACGAAGACTTAAAAAAGTCTTTGGTTGAAACTGTAACTAAAAAAATTAAAGAATCTAAAGAGGTTTTAGCAGAACAATCAAATCCAATTTTCATTGATACAAGAACAATTGAAAAAGTCAAACAAGAGTGTACAAAACCAGATGTTAAAAGTCTTCTTACCTTATTCAAAGGTAAGCCAGCAATTAAGGTTGTTGGTGGACCAGATGATATTAAAATATATACAAACGAACCAAATACAAATTTTGGTGGATACAACTGGTATATATTAAACACGGCAGAAACAAAAATATTAAAAGGACCGTTCAAATGGACATGTGAGGCAAAAAAAGGACCTGACCCAAATGCTGGAGATGTTACTCAAGAAGTAGCCGCAGGATGGACAAAAAGAGAAGATTTGAAAAATGTTTCTGATGCTGAATTGGCTGATTTATACGACCCACATCCAAAGTATAAAAATTTGTATAAATTAAAAGTTGGAAAAGATAAGAAAGGTGGATTCACTGCAGACCAACAATCGTTTATAAATGCTTGGACTGGCTCAACACAAGAAATGAGAGACAAATTTTCAACAGATGCGTATAAATTTAATCCAAGTGCTGCGGATTTTGCAACAGGTCAATGGACAAGAAACAATTATTTTATTGCACCAGGAAGTGAAGTATATTTTCCAGCAGATGAAAAAGGTCAAAAAGGTTTAAAAATATTTATCAATGCTGCTAAATTAAGTAAAGAACCTAATAGAGAAAATTGTAGAGCGGCTATTAAAACTTTTGTTAATATGTATAAACAATCTCGTGGAGGTTTAGAACCAAACGCTCAAGTTTTTGCCGATACTAAAGCATTAGTTAAATTATGTAAAGCAACTATAAAATTTGGTGGACCTTTCAGTAAAATAGATGATGATTTGAATTTATTGGCTGGACAAACAGTTGATGGTATCAAAGGACCAACAAGTTTAGATTCTCAAAATAATCCAAATCCTTGGAGAATAGATTAAAAAAAATATTATGAAATTAAATAAAGAAATTAAAAAGGCTTTAGTTGAAGCTAAAGAACAAAAAGAAAGACGTTTGATTGAAGAATCTTTAATCAAAAGTAAAATCATGATGATTGTTGAGTCTGAAGAAAATATCAAAAATTTTGATTCATTAACAAAAACTAAACAAAAAAAGATTGCTAATGGTATATTGAAAGAAATGATTTTATCTGATGACCAATTACTCAATGAAGGATTGTGGGACGCCCTTAGTTCTTTATTCGGTAGTTCTTTTTCAGGATTAGCTCAAATGATTGGTGAACCTATTGTGAATTCTATTTTAGGTGCTTTAGGAATGGAAGATGGATACTTTAAAAGTGTAATGATTTCATTCTTCACTAAGAACTGGGGTAGATTAGCAAAGGCTCTAAGGGGTGATTGTAAAGAACTTACAGGGTTAGTCGCAGAATCATTGGTTGAGGGAATGGTAATACAATTATCAAACTCAAAAGGAATGAATGGAGCTGGTTATACTTTCTTAAGAAATACTCTTGAAGATGCGATACATAGTACAAGTTTCATCCAAGGATTAGAAAACTCTTTAGAGTCAACAGTTTGTGGGTTACTTAATAAATTTACAGGTAAAGCAACTGAAGTTGCTTCAAATTTAAAGGCTAAGCCAGCGTTGGCTGCCTCATAAAAGAATAAAAACAAAAAGGGGGTGTTCTAAATTCTAAAAAAAAGAAGGGTTATTTACCCTTCTTTTTTGTTTTAACAATCTCATCAATTATTCCATACTCTAAAGCCTGTTCACTATCAAGCCATAAATCTCTTGAGGCATCATTTTTAACAATTTCCGCATCTTTACCACAATACTCACCTAATAACTCAAATAAAGTATTGTTGATTTTTTCCCATTCAAGGAATGAAATTCTTGCGTCTTGGATATTACCTCCAGCACCTCCAGATGATTGGTGTAACATTGTTCTTGAAAATCTTAAAGAACTTCTTTTACCTTTTGTTCCTGCCCCTAATAAAATTGAACCCATTGAGGCGGCCATACCCGTATTTACGGTTCTAATATCACAAGTTATATAATTCATTACATCAACCATAGATAACCCTGATTTAACACTTCCGCCAGGTGAATCAATATGCATTGTGATATCGGTCTTATCAGACGAATCTAAGAACATTAACTGTGCTTGAACCACAGTTGACATGCGGTCATCAACGGGACCTGCAACCCATAAAAGACGGTCTCTCATTAAACGAGAGAAGATATCCATTTGAGTTACTCTCATCTCCCTTTCTTCTAAAATGTAGGGAGTCATTGAAGACTCAATTTGGTTTTCATAATAATGAAGGTCCAAAGAACCTTTACCTAAATGTTTCGTGTAGTAATTTTTGAAATCTTGACCAATATTCATATTTGATAATTTTTACAAAAGTATGTAAAATTATTCAATACACAAAATATCATTAATAATTTCTTTGCTGGAGAGAGAAGTCCAACATCTTGGGTGTTCATATGACCAAAAAGTTTTCCAATAACCAAACCATAACACTCCTTCTTTTCTTGGGTCTACAGTCCTCCAGTCATTAGATGATTTAGGGTATCTACCAATTTTATATATTTTATAAAAATCAATATCTTTTGTTAGATATTTCGTATTAAAACTATTGTTTAACTCATCAAACTTTGATTCAATGACAATTTTACAATTATGCATTGTTTGATATTTTTTAATTTGTTCAATCCAAATTTCAGCTTCTTTGAAGTTTGAAGTATCTAAAACAAATTTCAATAATTTACCATTATCGTTATATCTGTGAGAAAATATTTTTTGTAATCCTGAATCTTCATTAAATCGGTAAACGTTAATTTCAAAATCAAAATAAAATTCTATTGGTAGATTAAAATATGAGTTATTTCCTTTTCCAGGTTTAGTTGTTATATGATATGATTCCACAAATACAGGAGAATCATTATTTTTTTTAAATTCGTTAATTTCAACTAAATAATACGTTTCAGGACCATCAACATAAACTTTAATACCTGATTGAAAATTTAGTCTAATTTTTTCATTATTTATTTGTGTAAACATAATTTTCAATAACAAGTTTATCTATAATACCATTTTGTAGACTAATAAATGCATCTTCTGGGTTATCAATAATTGGCTGATTGTGTGAGTTAAATGATGTATTTAAAAGTACTGGTATTTTTGAAAGTTTATGATACTCGTTTAGTATTTCCCAAAATTTTGGGCAATTGTCTTTTTTAACTAATTGAGGTCTGGCGGTTTTATCAGATTTTTGAATCACAGCAGGAATTTTTTCAATCCATTCTTCTTTGGTTGGATAACAAATTGTCATAAATTCTGCACTATATTTTGATTTATTTCCTTCAAATATATCATCAAAATATTCTTCCATCACTATTGGTGCAAATGGCATTAATTCATATCTCTTTAGTCTTGTATTCAGTATTTCATGAGTACCAATATCCGTTGGTCTAACTAAAATACTTCTAGCACCAAGTGCTCTTGGTCCATATTCAAAACCATCTTGAAACCACCCAATAATTTTACCTTCATTTAAATCTTTGGCAATTGCGTTTGATTCATAAAATTCTTTATTAAAATCAAAATTTTTTGATATATTAAAAATTTGATAATCAGAATATTTTAATCCAAAATATAGGTTTTTTAATTTTTTTGGTTTTGTCCATTCACCTAATTGTACTGCTTTGTAAATGCAGGCACCTAATGAAAGCCCCTCATCACCCATTGCAGGATAAATATAAATCTCATCAACCCAATCAAGTTCATTTATCTTTTGATTTAATTTAACATTGGCAAACAATCCACCTGAAAAACATAATTTTTTGTATTCAGGAAACCTTATATGTAAATCGTTTAGAAATGACAAAAACAAATCTTCTGTTATTTTTTGTAAATTGTATGAAAAAATTTCTCTTTTTGTTTTTGTGTCAAAAAAACCTTTTTGGTACATTGAATCAATAACAAGTTGGGTTTTTCCCGCGGTATTTGAGGGAAAAAATTTTAAGTTTTCATAATCAATGCATGAATTAAGAAACTTATATATTTTTTCATCATAGTAACCATTTGGCGCCATTCCCATTAGTTTCCCTTCATCCTTACACATTTTCCACGTGCCTTCAAACTTAGAATTGTGTCCCATTATACCATTTGTGCTAAATGCCCACAAATGTGCTAAACTTCCTGTGTTACACATATCGTAACTGTATAATAAGTTCATTTTACCATCTTCACACATGTAGACCTTCATTACTGACTTATCTCCACCACCATCATAAGAAATAGTTAGAACTTTTCCATCCATTCCACTTGTGAAATATGAACCATAACAATGAGCGTCGTGATGACTTACTCTTTCGTAATTGTTATTTGTTATTTGGTTTGCGAATCTATCAGTCACAGGCTCAACAAATACCCTATGGTCGGAATCTAATATTTTTAAATCACAGTAGCTTTCAACAACTTTTGATGATAGTTCTGCAACCGCATCAAAATTATCTCCTGCTTTAATACGAGTAATTCTTTCTTCTTCAATACAACAAACAATTTCACCATCAATTACAAGTGATGTTGCTGGACTGTGAGACCCACCAAAAAAACCATAAATTGAACTCATGTTGTCTTTGTAATTAAAACATTATTTAAAACTAAGAAATCCAATCCGTTTTCTATAAAACTTTTTATTGCGTCTTTAGGTGTTTCAACCATTGGTTCTCTTGGTCCATTGAAACTTGTATTGAGTAATACTGGTACACCAGTCTTTTCGTGGAATTTTTTAATTAACGAATAAAATCTTGGATTGTTTTTTTCGGTAACTGATTGATGTCTGGCAGAATAATCTATATGAGTTACTGCAGGGATTTTATTTCTCCAATCTTCTTTTACTGTTGTAGTTACTAACATATATGGTGAGTAAACATCAGATTCAAAAACTTCTGATTGATGTTCAAACAAAACAGCTGGAGCAAATGGTCTGTACCACTCTCTTTTCTTAATATCTGAATTAATATGTCCTGTCATCCAAGACTTAATTGGTGATGCAAGTATTGAACGGTTACCTAATGCTCTCGGACCAATTTCAGAACCTCCTTGGAACCAACCAATTACACGGTTTTGAGTTAACCAAAAAGAAACATCTTCAACTAATTTTTCAAAGTCATCATATTTTTCAAAAACTAAATGAGGAAATTCATTTAATGTTGAATTTATTTCCTTGTCAGAATAGGGTTTTCCTATATATGGACTTAAAGGTTCAACAACATCAATGTCAATAAGTTGTTGGTATGCGTACCACGCACATCCTAATGGGATTCCACTATCATCTGCTGGAGGAATGAAAAAACAATCTTCAAATAATCCTGAATTTAATATTTTTTCATTTGAGTTACAGTTCAAGAATGAGCCGCCAGCAACACATATATTTTTAGAGTTAGTCAGTGTTTTTGCTTTCTCTGCAAGCATTAAAGAAACTCTCTCTTGTTCTCTTTGATAAATTCCCGCAACACAAGCTCTTGAGAAAAAATCTGAATTGTAATTAACTCTTGGATAGATTCTTTTGTTAGGGATAAAAATATCACCGTCTTTTTCAACAATAAAATATGGTGCTTCGTTTACAATATCTTGGTCAGCATATGATGCAAGACCCATAAGTTTACCCGCTGGCCACGTGTTATGGTTTGGTTCAAAGATTAATTGTAACGACCCTTCAGAATATACCGTACCAACGGAAACACCGTCTTCAGTTTCCAAAGGAACTGGCCACTTAATCCATTTTTTGTAAACTTCAGTATATTCATTTTTTTTAATGTGATATATTGAAATTCCCTCACTCCAATCTTGACGAGTTTCTATTTTTTCATTATAGACATCTTTATACCAAAGGGGTAGTTTATTAAGATGACTCAAAATACTACCAGACGCATCAGCAACAACAACCGCAGCTTCGTCAAAACCTGAGCTGAAGAAAGATGAATATGCGTGAGCTAAATGGTGAGGTAAAAATTTGGTTTTATTTGTTAAATCAACTTTGAAATGTTTTCTCATTTGTTCGTCTACATCATCAACCATTTCGGTTGTACTGTATACAAACAAATCAATATCTTTATAAGTTATTCCCAAATAATCTAAACAATAATTAATTGAATCATAAGGTATGGTTCCGCCCTGATATGCGCCGTCGTGTTTTATTCTTGAAAGTCTTTCTTGGGTAATCCCCACGGCAACTTTTCCGTCTTCAATTATAACTGCACCCTTATCATGGCCAACAGAAAATCCTAATGTCCTCATTATTTTGATATTTTAAAAAATTATTCTTGTTCTTCCTTTGCTGCGCTTGTATCCATATTAACAGCGTTTCCTTCAGGAATGTCATCATCACATTTGTAGATGTGAACTTGGTTTTCAAATTTGAAAACAATAACTTTTTTGACCTCTTCTCCTAATTTAATGTCTCCAACAACATCAACAACAATTCCTTCGTTTTCTTTAAGGATTAGTCCCAATGCTCTTGCAAATAGTAAAGATGCGTTTATTAAGTCTTGAGGGCCGTCTTGAAACCCTTCTTCGTTTGGTTTTAAATGATTTTCTTGCATTTTATTCAGTTTGTGTGTTTTTTATTTCTTCTATTTCATTAACAGCCTTTGGATTTTTTTCTTTGTAAATTTCCAAAGCCGCTTCATATCTTCCAGCCTCAATGGAATTTTGAAATGATTCATCGTAAAGACTATCAGATAAATTAGTTAAACTATCAATGGTTTTTTGTTGGTTAATAATTTTGTTACCCGAATTACCCCACATTACAGACATCCATATTGTTAATAATGCTGATACGGTCAAACCTGCTTTTAATTTAGTTTCAGTTGTCATGTTTTTTAAATTTAATAAAAAATTTTATGAAAAAAAGGATTTTTGATAATCATTCCAAACCATTTGTAATTTAGGATTTTCCCCAACTAAAGTTGGAACAAAAGGTTTTTGTCTCATTATTAATTTTGCCTCTTCAGGAGTTCTATTTCCCTTCCTTAAATTACATTTAAAACAAGATGTAACAAGATTGGTCCATTCGTTTCCACCACCTCTTGATTTGGGTATAACGTGGTCTAATGTCAAATCTTTATTTGACCCACAATACACACACTGATAATGGTCACGCTTATAGATTCTTGGCCTACTTGCCCTGATTGTCCTTGTTTTGTGTTTGATATAATTTAACAATCTGATGATTAACGGGCGTACGAATGTTTGATAGCCAGTGACAATAGGATTCTCATCTGATTTTATAATCTCAGCTTTACCCTTGTCTACAAGTACAAATCCCCTCCTAATACTCGTAACATTTAGTGGGGTATAATCGTAATTCAAAACCAACACGTTACTCATCATACAAATTTTTATAAAAATAGTTTATTTTTTACTTAAAAACAAAAAAGGGGTCAATTTTACTCGACCCCTTTAGATATACTACAGATTTAGCAATAGTTTATGGTTCGAGACTGTTTAATTCTCATTACATCTACGTTCTCATACGTTGTCGTTGTTCCCAAAAGACACTGTTTATTTCTGTCAATCATAATAATAAATATCAACAAAATTTTTGTAGAATCAAATTAATTATTATATTTGTCATAATAAAATTAAAATTTATGCCAGATTTTACACCAGACGACATTGAAATTCAACCCTACGAATACTTGAATGCATGTGGGCCGAGGGACATTGAAGAACTAATTAAAGAGTTAGTAGATGGGGGGTATCTTCCATCGTCAGTATTAAAATTAAATAAAAAGAATAAGCCTGACAATGGACTCGGAAGACTTCAGTCTGATTTTGCTGAGAAGTTAGAAAAGTTGACTAAGGTTTATTATTCTTTATCAAAAGAAGATGAGCAAATTTTGGAATCACTTATTAAAAAATATATTTAAACAAAAACCATGAAAATCAAACAACTTATCCTTGCGGTGGCGGTAACCGTAACAGTAGCATCTTGTACAAAACAGGACATTTCAACCCCTGAACAAGTTAGTCAGGTTCAAACTAACTCTGTCGCTGCAGTAAGTACAAACACAGTTCTAGAATCTACAAATGTTGCTTACATCTTTATTGAACCGAAAAATAAACAGAATCTTATTGTAAAATATCTTAAAGATTCGGTTTCTCATTCCGTTGGAATTCCTTTCTTAGGTTTTAATATGGGTTACGGTATTTCTGCTACTAACAAAAATGATGTATTGAATTATATTAACTTAAAATATTGGTATAATGGTCAGTTACCTCAAGTAAGAACTGTAAACATTTCCCAAACAAATTTTAAGATGGACTCTATTTCAATTGTAAACTCTTCTATCAATGATAATAGTTCTTGGGTTACAATTTTGATTCCTGTATCTGCCATGAGTAATGATACCTACAGACAATCTCGTGTCACAATTGGTGGTACAGGTCTTAGAACCTCTGATGTCACAATGAATAGTACGATTCATGGATATACCTTTGACTACACAGGTAACTATCTTCCAAAGACAAGATATAGACTTTATACAACTTTTGTAAGTCCTACCGTAAGGTTTGATTTAACAAAATCTGGATTTATTTACCTAAAAGGGTGTAACTAATTGACTTTGGAACATATTTATAATATTATTACACTATGAGACATTTGAATTTAAATACAGGAAACAGACCGACAACACCTAATGGTGATGCGGGCACTCTATGCTTAGATTCAGATACTGATGTTGGATAATTAAAAAATGAAGCCAAATATTAAAACCCTGAATCTTGAAAGTTCGGGGTTTTTTTATTACCTTTGTTTGAGAATTAGGGAAGTAGCGCAGTAGGTAGCGCACTTGGTTTGGGACCAAGGAGTCGCAGGTTCGAGCCCTGTCTTCCCTACATATGAAAAAAGATATACATCCGTTTTGGAGTTTGACAACTCTATTGTTTACTTGTTTGGTGATTTTATTTTCACCATTAATTTCTGGATTGTATCTTTGGATGTATGTTAGAGTCTCCTTAGCTCAGCGATAGAGCGATTCGCTGTTAACGAATAAGTCCCTGGTTTGAATCCAGGAGGGGACGCAAAAGCGGGAGTAGCTCATTCGGTAGAGCGATAGCCTTCCAAGCTATAGGTGGCCAGTTCGAGCCTGGTCTCCCGCTCAAAGTGGATAAAACGTGTAGTAACCACAGGAAAGGTACCTTTCACTACACTCCAGCGGAAGTAGCTCATTCGGTAGAGCACAACCTTGCCAAGGTTGGGGTGGCCAGTTCGAGCCTGGTCTTCCGCTCATCTGGATACTAATGTGTAAGACAGAAGAGTATCATCGGTTGGAAACTTACATTTCACGAACCGAGGTGTGGGGACTGACCCATCAGTTGGAATACCGCAAAGTTCCAATATTTGCCTCCTTAGCTCAGCAGGTAGAGCAACTGATTTGTAATCAGTAGGTCGTTGGTTCGATTCCGACAGGAGGCTCAAAAATTTTTATTTATGAGTATGTTTGCGGCTTATTACGTTATATGCGTAATTTATTGTCTGTATCAATTGTTTAAAAACCTTAATAAAAGGTATAGTGATGACCCAACAGGTGCTTCACCTGAATTGGATACTATTATGGTTGTAATGATGGCTTGGGTTTTAGCACCGATTGATGTGTCTTTAACTTGGATTAGATGGTACAAAGAGGCTGAAATTGCTAGAAGAAGACAAAATAAAGTTTTTTAATGAATTACTCAGATACTCATAAAGTCATTTGGGCAACACCGATTAGGACGGCGACTAGGTCTTGCAGACCAATTCAAGAATTTTTTGGATTTGATGTTGTTGGTAACCATGAATTAGAAATTCCAAAAAATAAAGAAGATTATTTTTTTGTTTTCAATACAAGAAATCCGTATACTAGAATGATTTCAATATATCATCTTTATTGTATACAATTTAAATTAGTTCCAAATAATTTTAAGATATGGATAACAAAAAAGTTGGACGAAGAAGTGAATCTTCCCAACCAAACTTTAAATTATCAAATTTTTTTAAAGAAAAAAATTACTAAGACTCCTAATTTAATAATTAGATTAGAAAATTTGTATTCAGACGTTTTAGAACTACCATTTTTTGATAATAATTCTGACGAACTTTTTGATATATTCAATGATAATATTATTAAAAATGTTTATTCATCGGGATATGACTACAAAGAATATTATAATCAAGATTTAGCTGATTATGTTTATTCTTATTTAGAAGAAGATTTCGTATATTTTAATTACAACAAAGACTCTTGGAAAAATGGCACACCCTAACGTACACGCAAAATCATCCGCCAAAAAATTCGGTGGAAAACCAGAAGACTATATCCATCTACATGAATGGTTAGATGAGACCAAAGGATGGTTTGGAGATTCTTTACACAGAATGTTTAGACATCATAGTGAAGGTATTTTTGAGATGGAAAAACGTTTTGGTCCTGAATTCCTCAATAGTGATGGTAAAATAGTTTACACTAGATATGTTGGAGAACAACATGTTAAGGAAGATTGTAATAACTACATTCCATCCGCAAAAGAATGGGTCAATAATATTACAACAAACCAAAGACCCCAATGGATGACCAGAACACTTAAACTTGAAGACTAATATTTATTGTTATGAAAAGAAAAAAAGTGAATTCATTTAATGTATTAACCCTTGAGGATAAACAATATCTTAGAAGAGTTTGTAGATATCTAGCATCTCTTGGAATGCAAGACGGAAGTATTGAGATGGATATTGACAATGGTGCCGATTTTGATTTTAATGACATAGATTGGGAACATGAGGGTAGTCATTTTTCAAACAATTATAGTGCCGAAGTACCTGATGGTTTAATACCAATATTGAAAAAAATAGGAGATTATATTCAAGAAAATGGTTTATTCCAAGAACCCGATGAAGAAGATTTAAATTACGAAAGAATTGATTTTGATATTGATTGTGAAAAATCAGAAATATCAGTAAACCATTGGTGGACATTTTACCAAAGAGGTGATGGTAATAGTATTGAATGGGATGGTGAAGAAGGAAAAGATATTTTTGAGGAATGGGAAAAAGATGGTGTTTTTGAAGACCTTGAGGTCCCAAATAATGGAATATTAACCATAAGTTACAATGGTTCTGGTGATTCAGGGTATATTGAAAGTAGTTTTAATGAAACTAATGATGGAGTACCTGCTGCGATGGAAGATTGGTGTTATAGTCAACTTGAAAATAACTTCGGTGGGTGGGAAATTAATGAAGGTTCAGATGGAGAATTTATATTTAACTTCCATGAAATGACGATTGAATTAAATCATACCTATAATGTAGAAGAAAATGCTCACGATACTATCTATGAAGAAAGTTTTGCCGAGTAATTTTTTGATTTTCTAACTCAAATCCTTTATCTTTGTTTTATACCTTGGTGGCGAAATCGGTATACGCGCAAGACTTAAAATCTTGTGGACAGAAAATGTCCGTGTGGGTTCAAGTCCCACCCGAGGTACGTTTAATCGGTCCCGTAGTTAAATGGATATAACTACTCACTTCTAATGAGTAATTCGTGGTTCGATTCCACGCGGGACTACATATATCATATCTTCAGGTACCCGTACCGCTAACGTAGGGTTAAATAAGATACAATTTCGTGCTTGCGGGAAGTAGAATGCCTGTCTGATGTGATTAATACCCCGATGGCGTAATGGTAGCCGCGAATGCCTTAGGAGCATTTGTCGTAAGACGTGTCGGTTCGAGTCCGACTTGGGGTACACTTGATACTTTAATTAAAAAGTATATATTTATAATAACATGAACACTACAATGCGTCATATAGTCTTTAGTAAACAACAAGAAATTTGTTGGTATGAGACTATGCCTTGTAGTTCAGACGTGTAAATGATTTGGTAATTCCTGAAGAGAGTTATATATACAGACCCTGAACGACAGAAATGAAGTTCGGGGTTTTTTTATTTGGTTCTTTGAAATATTGGTTGTAAATTTGCTAAATGCTCGGTTCGACTATCGGTTAGGTCATCAGGTTTTCATCCTGAAAAGACGGGTTCGATTCCCGTACCGAGTACAAGATGATGGCATAAGAGAGGACGAATTCCGAAAGGATAAGGTTACTAATCCCTGCCGTAAACGCATTGAGAGAGTCAATGGTGTCATCATTTATAGTCTCTTAGCTCAGTTGGAAGAGTACTTGGCTTACATCCAAGGTGTCGTAGGTTCGATTCCTACAGGGACTACAAAAAATGACAAAGTCGGAAGTAAAACCCGTCCAAAGTCAGAAGTAAAAACAAGACAAAATCGGAAGTTATGAAATATATTTTTAGAGGACATACTGTTTTTGAATATAAAGCAGATGATAAAAGGGATAAAGTAGTTCAAGGTAAAATTCATGATGCAATTCCAGCGTTTGATTTTTGTCATATGATTCCTGAGGACTATAAATTGTTAGGAGAATTTTTCAACACAGTTTATAGACACACTCAGGGAGAAGATGTACCTTTGGAAGATATTGAAGTGTATTAATGGTGACGTAGCTCAGTTGGTAGAGCACTTGCCTGAAGAGCAAGGTGTCGTCAGTTCGATTCTGACCGTTACCACAACAGACCTTGTAGCTCAGTTGGTTAGAGCACTTCACTTTTAATGAAGGAGTCCCGAGTTCGAATCTCGGCGGGGTCACAAAAAATATATATTATGAAAGCAATACTTGAATTTAATTTACCTGACGACCAGCAAGATTTTGATTTGGCAAATAGTGGTCTCAAATTTTGGAGTGTACTATGGGAATTGGACCAGTCTTTAAGGACTAAGACAAAATATGCGTCTGATGATTTACCGAAAGATAAGTATGATGCTTATCAAGAAATAAGGGATGAACTTCGTGAGTTAATGTCAGATAATAATCTTAGTTTTGATATGGTTAAATAAAAAATGGATATTATGGAAAGAACATTTAATAGTGATGATTTGTCTTGGATTGCATTCAGTTTAATAGAATATAGTCGCTCAATGGATTATGAAGGTGATTTAAGTGATTGTGGTAATGAAATTGGGAATATGGTTGGGAGTAAATATAAAAATATGACTGAGGGTGAGATTGAAGATTTTATCACAGGAATAAGACATGGGATTTCATTAACAAATGGAACCCATTAAAATAAGGTCAGTTGGCCGAGTGGCTTAGGCGATAGTCTGCAAAACTATTTACACAGGTTCGAATCCTGTACTGACCTCATGAGAAAAAAACAAATAGACCAAATGGTCAAGGCAATTAAAAAGGTGACGAAGAAAGCCTGTAAGAATAAGAAATCTGCTCGTAAGTTTCTTGTTAAGGCTGGAATTATAAAAAAGTAACGCGTGTGTAGCTCAATTGGTAGAGTACTAGTCTCCAAAACTAGGAGTTTCAGGTTCGAGTCCTGACATGCGTGCAAAGGTTGATTGGGGAATGATACAGGTTAGCCTGTTGGTGGCGCTCAAAAAGCATTGGCCGACTGTATCGGAGTTTAAACCATCATTAGTAATGCCAATCATAAAAGGGGTTGTCCACTGAACCATCTTCTCCTTTCCTGTTTTTGGGAGTGTTGTCAATGCGGTAATTGGCACCTGACTGTAAATCAGGAGTCTTAGACTTCGGCGGTTCGAATCCGTCCACTCTCACAATTTTGGACTTGTAGCTCATTCGGTTAGAGCGGCACACTCATAATGTGAAGGTAATAGGTTCGATTCCTATCTGGTCCACAATTTTATCCTCTGGTGTAACGGTAACACAATTGGTTTTGGTCCAATTATTTAAGGTTCGAATCCTTAGGGGATAACATCGGTTCCATAGTTTAATGGAAAAACATTTCGCTACGGACGAAAAGAGTTGGGGTTCGAATCCCTATGGGACCTCAAAATTGCGGTGTAGTTCAGTGGTAGAACACTTGATTCATATCCAAGTTGTCAGAAGTTCAATTCTTCTCACCGCAACACATGGTGGCTATAGCCTAATGGTAGGGCGGAAGCTTGTGGCGCTTCATGTGAGAGTTCGATTCTCTCTAGTCACACAATGAGGTAGAGAAGGATTCAGTAGAAACTGATGCGGCCGTCGCACAATATCGGGGTTGGAGCACAGGGCTCCTATACGTGATGTAACCCGAGGCTAAACCCCTTTTGGGTGCTTCTACCTTATTTTATTGGAGTATAGCTCAGTTGGTTAGAGCGTCATCCTGATACGGTGAATGTCGGTGGTTCGAGCCCACCTACTCCAACAATGAAAACTAAAATACACGTAAATCAACACCATATAAGGTCAAATAAGACTAAAGGGACTAACTTACCTGTAATTACCATAAAACAGGGGAGAAAGAACACTTATTGTAATGAGGTTGAAATTTTAGGACCAAGTAAAATTACTTATTGTGGTTTTGGCGATGAAAAACCTATTTTGAGTTGTGGCGCAAGGGTTGTTATTGAAACTGAAAGTGAAATAAACATTATAAGTTAGGAGAGTTGGGAGAGCGGTTTAATCCAACAGTTTGCTAAACTGTCGTACTTCTAAAGGGTACCGCTGGTTCAAATCCAGCACTCTCCGCAAAATAAATTGTTATAGAAATTGACTAATTAGATAAGTTTTTATATATTTATAGTCTAATAAGTTATTTAAACATTAACCTAAAAAAAAAAGAACATGAAAAAAATCCTTGCTATCTTGTCAATCGTTGCATTGGCATCTTGCGGAACAGGAACATCAACTGAAGTAAAAACTGATTCAACTGCTGTTGTGGCTGATTCAACTAAAGTAGATTCTACAGTTGTTTCTGTAGATTCAGCAAAAGCTGAAGCTCCTAAGGCAGAAGAAGTTAAATAATATAACTTTCTGTAAAAAAATTAACCCACCAATTGGTGGGTTTTTTTATTTTAATAATTTTTTAATTTTTTCTATATTTTCGTCAACTTTTTTCTTTTTTCTTTCTTCCTCTTCTTTATTTTCTTTTCTAAATAAGTCTCCGATTTTTTTGAATGGTGCAACTATTGCATCTTTAACCCATGGGTCAACTCTTTCACCAGAATATCCAAATCTTTTTTGTTTTAAATTTCCCGAATCATCATACTTGTCTTTGAATATTGTCAGTGGTGCTGTTAGGATTGCCCCCATTAATGGGTCTGAGAATGTGGGTTCTTTTGTTCTTCCTTTATCAATTTTTACATTTTCATTACCTACATAATATTCAATAGTTATTTGATTGATACAAGAGCTATTATATTTGGTACTTACAACTCCTGAAACTGGACTTTTTATTTTTGTATTATAGTCTTTTGGTATTGTTATTGTACCTAAATAATCCTTGGTATTTTTACCTAAATCAATATCCCCTTTTTTTAATTTAATTTTGGATTTGTTGCTGTCAAATTGGTTAACTGTGACATCGGTATCTGTTTTTCCTAAAATAGTTCCTGAACTAACTTGTTGTCCGTTTTTAACCGATAATTGTGAAATGTTACAGAATTGTAAATAAAATTTTTCTTTACCTTTAATTGATTGTTCTTTGATACCAGCGGCTGATTTAATTTGAGATACTAATGGGTTTGCAATATCATTCATAAACGTTGGGTCGTTTGTTTGAAAATCTAAATTTCCTTTTGGTCTAGTTGTACCTGATATTGAACTTGATGTTGAACCTGTAATTGTTCCACCACCACATTTTAAACTACCATCAGTATTTAAAAACTCAGTAATTTTGTGACCACTCTCAACCCCAATATGAACATGGTCATAATTTACGGATTGAGGAGATTTCATCACGTATCCAAGAAATTGTCCACACTGAATATTATCTCCTTGTTTTACACTTACGGTTGTCAAATGAGTATAATATACGTCAGGAAGATTGTTGTCACTATCTACAGTAAATCCGTATCCATATAATCTTTTACCTTCAGTTTCAATAACATCTGTACCATAATCTTTTAAAGTAATTACCTTACCAGAGGCTATTGCGTAAACAGGAGTGTTTGGTGCTGCTGCTATATCCCAAGCGTTCCCACTTTGCCAATCTGATTGACCAGCATGTGCTCCATCTGCAGGAATTGTTACTTTATCACCACCAAATAACGAACTACTTGATGCCGATGCTTCATTAACGAATAGTTTATTTTCATTAAGAATTTTATCAAATGATTGAAGTATTTTTTTAATGTCTGTGTTCATATATCATATAAATATAACAATTTGAAATAAAAAAACCGAGTTAACTCGGTTTATCTATTAGATGAATAATTTAATACTTTTTTTCCTGTAGGTTGAACTAAATTTGTTGGTTCTTCACTTAATGGTTCAGATTGAACTTTTTCTAAGACTTTAGTTTCTACTTCATTTAATTGAACTTTTTTTGGTTTAGGTTTCTTTTCTTCAATTAATCCAAACTTAATCCATTTGTACCATATTCTTTCGTGAATATAATATTGGATTGGTTTGTAGACTAATTCTACGATTCCAAATGCGGCACCAATTTTAATACTTCCTGTTGCCCACCACATAATTGCAAAACCAATTCCTGTACTAACAACTCTATAACTAATTGTTTTAGCTACGTGTCTTTTTGCGGTTACTTTATAATTCATACGATTTAATATCTGGGATTCCACCTATTGGCTCAAATCCACCATCTCTAATAAAGTTTATTCCAACAGCCCTTTCAATCGGATTTTCAGGGTCCATATCGTTTAGAACGACTCTTGTACCTCTTCCACAATCCATAACAATTTGATGATATTTCACACCAAGAGTTTCAAGTTCTTGTTTGGTCATCAATTCATAACTTGAAGGACGTGCTGTAGTTATAATTATCACCGACCCTGAATTGTAATGGTTATTTACATAATCAATTACATCTTGGATGGGTGTTAATACTGCTGTGGCTAATTCATTAAATTTACGATACTTAACAATTGTACCATCTATATCCACAAATAATGTGGGGTTTTTCACTATTTTACTCATAAGATTTTGGGATTACAATCCACCCTATCAGGTAGATTGTTATGATTGGGAATGGGGTAAAAATTAGGCCTGCAAAAATCAATCTAACGATTGTTTCATCAATATTGAAATATTCTCCCAATCCTGAACAAACACCAGCAATAGCTTCGTCGTTACTTCTATATAATTTTTTCATAATTTTAATTTTATAGGTCAGAGGTTGGTGGTGAAATACCTAGGAGCTAGCTTCCGTTCACCACTGCAGATGGCTACACCAACTTGACCCTGTTTTGAAACTTAAGACTTTTTACACTCCTCCATCTCAATTCTGTTTTTTAAATCTAATTCAACAATTTTATTTTTCCACTCTTTCCAAATTTCAAAATCTTGTAAATCTTGAATTGTCTTTTCATGAAGTAGTACAAACCCCTCAGGAGCAACTCCTACATACCTTCCTTCAACTATCTTATTTATATCTATCATCTTTATTCATTTTATCTCCCAACCAAAATGCACCCCCTGCAATTGCTGAAATTATTATTACAATAGAAACAAGTCCTATTATTAAATTAAATACCTGATGTAGTATTGTCATCATTTAATAGTTTTATGATTTTATCTTTTAATCCTGTTTGTTTAATCCCTTCACTACTTTTTGGTGTGAGTACAAAATTGGTCAAACCCCAGTCCATTTCCATTTCACCCCAACTCTCGTGAGTCTGTGGTATTCCCATATTTAAATCATCTACAGCAACCCATTCTGTGACTTCTGGATGGTCTTTAAGGTATTGAAGTATCTCTAAGGACCTTGACTGTTCTAAATTCCACTGACGAGACCATGGGAAGTTTTCAGGTTCTTGAAATTGACCTAATTTTTTGGTAAATCCAATTGGTTTTTTTGAGATTCCTTGGGATAAATAATACTCACCTAATTCTTCTAAAGTCGCATGAAATCTCCAATCAGAAGATACCACAATCTCCGCTCCTGTTTCTTCTATGACTTCATTTAAAATTTTAATAGATTTCTTATCAAAATCATCAAATCTTATATCAACGGGGGCTTCTCTGTGCAAATTACTTGACTCAGGATTTGAGGAGCGATATTTCGCCCATTTTTTTGTACGACCCCCCCAATTATTTGATAAACAGATTACTCCATCATTATCTAAAAATATGACTTTCATAGTCTACAAAGATAAATAAATTATTTTTCATAGCCAAATAAATCAAAATGGTCTGAAGAAAAATTATAAATAATTTCTTTAATATGTGGTGTTAGATACTCATCAGGGTTAAGTTGGTTATAACTTTTGTTTATTTTTTTATCACAAAAGTTTTTTAGAACACCAGAACTGTTTAAATCAGAATCTTTGATGAATGGTATTTTTATTATGTCTTCATATAAATTTTCAGTTCTGATTAAATAATTGGGCATTCTATTTTTAAAAAAAGATGAAAATTTGAATATAGGTAAGTTAGTATTTTTTATAACCCTTTCGTCTATAAATTTTTCAAAATTTTCAACACTTGGGTCCTTTGCATGACTTTGATACATTGATAGTACTCTACGATAAGGATTTCTTATTGCACAAATAAATGACAATTCCTCATGATTTGGTGGAAAAATTGTATTGTGCCCAAAATGAGTTGTTTGATTTGGCATTATTTTATGAATTTGATTAGTTTCTGTTTCCATAGCGACGGACGAAAATTCAAAATAACCTAATACCCATGATATTAAATTAGTCGCACATTTGGGAGGTAACCACACAAATGTTTTGTGTTTTTCTGATATTGTGTAAGTTTCTATTTTCATTTAAATAAGTATTTATGTTAATTAAGATAGGTCAAACGACATAAATTTTAAACGTTAAAATATGGTAGATGGTGACAAACAGAAAAACGTGGAGAAGAACGTTTCAAGACAATCTCTCCCAAATATTTTTAATGCTGGCATTATTTTTCAATCCTTTTGGGTTCGATGCCGTTCAGTATTCCCTAATATTACTGACAGGAAGTTTATGGAAAGCGAACTTCGTTTTGTATTGTATTGCGGGACTTTTCTTTGGATTATATATCTACTTTCGCAAGTTATCTAAAGAGCTTTAAGCTCACCTGATTTGAATGCGTCAAAATTAGGACCTTTAACTAATAAGAAATCCTTACCTACTTTTCTATAACCTAAAATTCCTGCATTTTTAGCCGCAGCAAAAAAGGATGCAAATTGACCTCTCAAATCCCTTGGGTTATACAAATAATTCCCTTTTGTTTTTTTATATTTTGTTTTCCCGTCTTGTGTGACTTTTTCCAAATATCCAACGTCAACTAAAAAATCCAATTTTGTTCCTATTTTACCAGAGTCTAAATAATTTGTAAGTTTTTTAACCCATCCTTTATTCTGACGGAAAGTGTATCCATAAGTTGGTGTAAATACTTTTGATGTTCCAGCGACAATTTGTGTAAGTTTTTGATTGTTTACAATACGGTCTAAAACTCTATGTGCAATGTGTTTTCTAACGCCTTCAGCGGTTTCTGCGGGGGTTTTACCAAGATAGTATGTTACATCAATTCCCCACCCTTCAAGGCCAAGGTCTTCAAAATCATCACCAGCAACTTCGTCAGTACCCATAAAACCTATACTAGCGGTAAAGTTTTTTTCATCTTTAGATTTGTATGTAATAAAAACTTGATATTCGTCAATTAATTTATTTTCTTTATCTGAATCTAATGATATTGATAAACGAGCTTCCGAATGACCAAACCCTAAATCAGGAATATTTTGAAACCCTCTGACAAGTATTGATAAATCATAACTTGACTTTAAATAATTTTTATTATCTGCGGAAGTTTCACCCATCATATTAAAAGATTCAGTTAAAAACTTATCGGTCATTGACCCTGCATATTTTTTATAATCATCTTTAATTGATTCAATCATTTCAGGAAATGCATATTCAAATACATCAATTTCCCTTTGGCTCATTGGTGAATCTTGGGAGTCCCAATATCTCATAAATCCTTCATCATCAAAATGAATTGCAACTTTTGAGTAATTTTTGTTTGTGGACTTGGCTTTGTTGATTATAAAATATAATCCTTGACGACCTGCGGTGTATCTACTAAAATGTCCTGAGTTTTTTGATGTTACACACCATTTTGTATTTGAACCGTATTTACAAGATGATTGTTCAGTTTTTGGTTGAATAACCACAAAGTCACCTTTTTCGTAAATCTTTTTTGCTTGTCCTTCTAATTCTTTATCCTTGTTTTTAGTTCGTACAAAATTAATTACACTTTCAAGTTCATTTAAGGACACGTATTGATTGATATCTTTTTTAGGGAATTGACTTTGATATTTATCAAAATCTTTTATAAGTTCTATGAAATACTCTAATTCATCAGTATCCAATTCTCCATCACCATCTGTATGTTTTAATACAAAATCAGTGTACTTGTGATTGAAATCTTTTAAATCAGAAATATTCAAAATAAATTCTAAATCTTCTTCATTGAATTTTGTGGAATATTTTTTCTTTAAATCTTCTTTCCTGCCTTCCTTTAATAAGATACCCATGAATTTCATATTCATAAATACCTTTTATTTCCAAAACAATTGAATTCCAAGAATAATGAAACTTAATAAAAGACAAACCGATGTTTTAAGGGTAACAGGTTCTTTTAACATAAACCAAGACATTACGCTAAAAACAATAACTCCAAGACAAAATCCAATTATTCTATTTGGCCAAGTTTGACCATCCCATAAATTAACCATTTGTCTGCTGGCTAAAATAACGTAATAGCTAATTGGAATACCAATCAGTGTCATCATAAACGGATTTTCTTTAATCCATTTATTCCACAAGTGTCCTTGTAATTGATAAAAAGTGAAAATTTGGGATATTGTATATATAAAAAAAATAAATAACCCGATAAATAATTTGTTCATTGTAACAAATATAGTAAAATTTTGTTACAAAAAAACCCCCATCCGAAGATGAGGGTTTAATATTATTCTTGATTAGATTATCTACCGAAGATATATCTGATACCGAATTGAGCTGTCCACACATCAAATACTGATGAGTTTCTGCTGTAAGTATCTTTTAACAAAACTGTAGAACCATCAGCTAATTTTTGAGTAGCTAATTTGTAAACAGGTTCGTTGTTAACTACTGATGAATAAGTTAAAATAGTTGGGTTTGTTGCTCTTTGAGAAACACCCCACTTATCGTTAACCATATTACCAAAGTTAAGAATATCAAATCTTAATTGAATTGTATTTCTTTGACCTTTAACGTTAACAAAGAAATCTTGTACAACTGATAAATCAAATCTGTGTAACCAAGGTAAGAACATAGCGTTTCTTTCAGCATATTGACCTTTACGAGATGAAAGATATTCATCTTGATTGATATAAGCTTCAAATGCCGCTTGTTGTTCTGCCTCTGTATATGTTCTTGTACCAACTACTAATGGTGCGAATTTGATATCAGAACCTTTGTTAGGAACGAAGATTAATTCGTTGTTGTTTACTCTATCACCGTTTAAGTCACCCGCTACGATATAAGAGAAACCACCATTTCTTTGACCTACGTAACCTAAAGTTACTGAAGTTGCTGCACCATATCCTTTTTTACCGTATTCAATTCTATATCCTAATAAACCAACTGCTCTATCAGGAACTACGAAATCTGAATTTGATAATAATGGGTTATTGTTACCGTTAACACTTCTGATAGACTGCCATGAACCTGATGCAATTGAACCACCACTCATGTAATCTTTAGCGTTAGACTTAGTGTAAGCAATACTACCAAAGAAACCTTTAGAATATGGTTTCTCTAATTTAACACTTAAAGCGTTGTAGTATGTGTCATCATTGTCAGTTAAAACAGCACCCATAGATACGTTGTTATTAACTCTAACACCAGCATCAGTTCTTGCATAAAGTGCTCTTGTATCAACTCCGCTGAAATTACCAACTGGAGCTTTTAAGTTTGCGTTGTAGTAATGAACTGCGTTAATGTTTTTGTTATAAAGGTATTCTACTGAACCAATTAATCCTAAAGGTAATTTTTGGTCAACTGCGATATTAGTTTTCCAAACCTGAGGGAATTTGTAATTAGGGTCAGTGAATGCTAAATCAAATGTAGATGGTAAAGTTGGAGTTGAAGGAATAAAGTATTTCTCAGGGTTAGCTGTGAAACCGTATCCTGCAGCTGCAGCACCACTTACATCAATAAATCCTGTTAACACACCGTTGTTACCAACTTGGTTAGAAACAAACACGTATGGAGGACGACCTGTGAATACACCTGTACCACCTCTAACTTGTGTTTTGTTCTCACCTTTAACATTGTAGTTAAAACCTAATCTTGGTTCTAATAACTTTTGTGTTTTAGGTAATACACCTGTGTTGAATTTTTCACCGTTAGCAAAAGTCATTGCAGTTACTGCAGGGTTTTCTAAAGCGGTATTTTGAAAATCAATAATCGCGATTCTTAAACCACCAGTAACTTTCAATTTGTCATTTACTTGGTATTCGTCTTGACCATAAATGTCTAAACGAGTTGATTTTAAAGTTTGCATTGGGTCAACAGCTCCAGGTAATGCAGAATATCTGTATTGGAATCTGTATGGTGCCAATGTTGATGGTTTTCCACCGTTAGCTAAAGATTGATTAGCTGCAGTGTAGAAATCAGTCAAACTGTTAAAAATGTAGACACCGTTAGATGCAGGATAGAATAAGTTATTAGATTGATATTTTTCAAAATTTACACCACCTGTTAAAGTGTGCTTGTTAGCATACTTTGTTAAATTGTTTGTAATGTGGAAAGTATTGTAATCTAATTTATTTCCTGGAGTGAACGGGTCAAATCCTGTTGAAATATAGTTAATTCTTGCAGATGTTCCATCAGCGATATCTATCGTTGGGAATACACCTGACATATAAGCTCTATCCTCAATTTGTTTGTCATAACCAACAATTAAGTTGTTATGTAATGTGTTTGATAATTTACTGTTCAATTCTAAAACTGCTGAACGTGTATTATCCATAATAATATAACCACTGTTTTTAAAACTCATAGAGTTAAATTGAGTAGTTCTATTACCAGCACCTGCTGATGATGAGTTAGAAATATTAATTTCAGCTTCAGAGTCGTGGTGAATATAACGAGCGGTTAATTTATGTTTGTCGTTAATATTCCAATCCATACGAACTAAGAATTTTTTAGATGCATTTGTGTTAGAATAACCTTCCCAAGGACCTGTAACATATCCAAACTTATCTTTCATAAAGTCAGATAGTGTTTTCATGTCATTGTATTGAACTCTTGTAGGTTGAGCCCCACCTAATGGAGAACCTGCAGATGTCCAAGTTGTACCTGGTTCAGTTTTTTCTAAAAACTCATAGTTTCCAAAGATGAATAATTTGTCCTTGATAATTGGTGCACCTAAACGAAAACCTCTTACAACTTCATCAAATTTTGATGCTGTCACAGGAACTCCGTAAGCAGAATTACCAACATAACGAGAACTATTATCTCTTTGTGTTTGATAGTATGAACCTTCAATTTTGTTTGTACCTGAACGTGTTACGGCATTAATTCCTGCCCCAACAAATCCACTTTGACGAATGTCAAAAGGTGCTATGTTTACTTGAAGTTGGTCAATTGCATCTAAAGAAATTGCAGTTGAGCCTGTTCTACCACCAGCTTGAGCTGAAGAACCCAATCCAAAACCATTATTGAATTGAGAACCATCAATTGTGAAGTTGTTTAAACGAGAGTCTTGAGCTCCAAATGAACTACCATCACCCAATGGGTTGTACTTAGTAATTGCATTAATAGTTCTAGCCCCTGTAATTGGAATAGTTTGTAATTCTCTTCTTCCGAATTGTTGACTAGCCCCTGTTTTGTCTTTTGAAAACACATTATTTTTTGTTCCAACGACAACAACTTCTTTTAATGATTTTGAATCTTCCACCAAAACAACATCAATATTAGTTGTTAAACCTAATGATGTGTTGATATCAGAAACTTCTTTAGTTTTGTAACCTACGTAAGTTACTTTAATCACGTAAGGCCCACCAACTCTTGCCGCAGGGATTACATATCCACCTTGAGAGTTTGTTGAAGAACCGTACTTTGTACCTGTTGGTTGGTGAACAGCGTTAACTGTTGCTCCGACCAATTTTTCACCTTTTTCATTCTTTACAACACCTGACAGGGTAGAAGTTGTAATCTGCCCGAAAGATGCGATTGTCACGAATAAGGATAAAAGTGACATCATGATTGTTTTTTTCATGTTTGTTTGTTTTTTGGTTTATAAATAAAAAATCCCGAAGACAAGAGTCTACGGGACTAGATTATTAAAATTTTGATATATTATTTTCGTCTGGTAATAGTTCATAAAAGATTTTTTCACCTGTATATAAGTAGTCTTGTTTTGTTACAAATATATTAATAAATCTTTAACAAATCAAATATTTTCCTTCAAGTAGTCACACATGTAGTCTTGACAAGTTTTTGGTCTAATATCGTAAATAGAACACGCTTTGATTTGTGTGTTATAAAAAATACACGGTTTTTTCATACTTGAAAAATTAATTTTTAATGCGGGATATGAGTTAGGATTTTGCCAAGTTGATTTATTTGGGAAAATAGTTTTCCCTTTTTCGTAACTATAAAAAATTTCATCAAATTCAAATTCACGACCAAATTTTTCATTTAATTTAGTTAAGAATTCTTCTGAATCAGGATGTGGACCAATAATGAAATCACGGTCCTCAATTGAGCAACAACTACCGTGATAGCCTGGACTACCCCAACATTTGTTACTACATATATCGCATATTTTACTCATAATTAAAAAAAAATGGTAATCTTTTCAGATTACCAAGTGGTGGAGATGACGGGAGTCGAACCCGTGTCTTACAAAATTAACATAAACAGACTACACGTTTAGTACAACATCGTTTCTCAATGTTCCGAAATATTAGATTTGATATATGTGGGAAACCAATCTACAAACAACCTGGTCTCAGAGTTATTTTAAAGGAGCTCTGACCTGTGACCCCTATAGCGGACTTCTGTTCCTAGGTTATATGTCCTAACCGACCCGAGTAGTTGTTGCTTATATTAAGCTACAACTGGAGCTTCTTCAGCGATTAAGCCTAAAGTAGCCATTTTAGCAAAAGTATTGCCGTTTGAATTTTTTCACCGTGGATTTAAGTCATAGATGAATTCTGACTACGTGCCTGCGTACCCTAACTATTGCAATCAATACCAAGCATCCCCAATATTTTAAAGAACTTGAACAAAGATAAGTATAAATATGTTATTTACCAAACAAATGTGGGTAGTATTCCTCATAAAAAGGGAATATATCATCATCTTTTGTAACTTCTACAATACCAATACCTAAATAAGTTCCTTTAACAGAATCATATTGGTCTGTAAATTCATATGTTTTTCTATGTTTCTTTTTAATATCATTCCAAGCGAGCTTTGATGGTACTGAAGATTGACTTATTATGTCGTGGAATATTATATATTTTGCACCCAAATTTAATGCTCGTTGATAATCTTCTTTGATACACCAATATAGGTGACAACCATCAATAAAAACACAATCAATTTGAGGTTGTGGTTTGTGTATTTTTGGCCCTAAATTATAAAACAAAAAAACATCGCTTGAATCATGTTGTAGATATGCAAATCTATTTCCCGTAAATTTGTTTTGATAAATGTCCAGTATTTCTGAGGGATTAATAAAATCATTGGCGTAAGATTCAATATGTGGATTAGATGCTCTCAACACCTCATTTATTATAATGAAAGTTCCTCCCCACCTTACACCGATTTCAAAATAAGAGTTAATTTCTTTATCTCTTAGATAGGCAATTAGTTTACTTAATTGGTTTGGGTATTGCCAAAACTTAATTCCCCAACCCATGTTAGGTTCAAATTCTTTTGGCATTTCAAACAATTGTTCGTTGTTCATACCGAAGGAAGGTAAGATATTTTCAATCTCTTCTTGAGTTGAATTTTTCCAATCAAAATCTTTAACTAACTGTATTGATTCTTCAATTGTTTTCATTTGTGAAATATAAATAATTTTTAGTATTTATAAACAATATGGCGTCGTTTGATACATTTATGGCTTTGAGAGATTATACTAAAGGTAAAATCTCAAAAAGGGAGTTAGAGGGTTCTGACCCAGACATTTATTATGTTAGAGAGCAAAATTCTAACCCTGGACAAAGTGTTCTTAAATTAGGATTTAATGATGATAAATTTTGGAAAAATGTAGGTTTAAACGAAGATGATATATGGTTTATGAGGGCTATTAATTCACCTTATTCAGACTATGATTTCATGGACAGATATAGTATTAAGGACGATTTTGAAAATGGGTATATTATTTTTGACGAATTGGATGAGGATAATATTGAAAAACTAAAATTAATATCAAGATATATTTTTCCTAAAAAATTTGATTTAGGAGATGACGGATTTAGGTCAGCTTTTGCGGAGAAATTATTAAGTTCATTTAAAAAGCAGACCGAGGATATTCTTGACGACTATCACTCCGAAAAAAATTCTGAAATGTTACAAAGTGCTCAAGAAGGTGTCAATAAAGAATTGACTAACTATTTGAATGACTTTGGATTTACCTATATATCTGATGACGAATTCTCAACAACGGTAGCAAATCTTATGATGTGGTATATCAGGTTGAATGCTTTACAACTTCCGATTAAAAAATTATTACCTGAAATTTTTAAAGCAGACAATATTTCTGTAGGTGGGTGGGCTGAAAATTCTTATGAATATCAAAACAAGGATTATTTTGACAGTAGTTCATTTAACAATTACGTTGGTCGTAAATTAGATGAAATAATTGAAAAGATTGAAGATGGTGCGGAGGAGAATTTTAATATAAAAGACTACATTGATATGGTAGATAGAGTTAGTAAAAAGTTTGAGGTCGGCAGATGGCATAATTTACCAAAAAAGAAAGACGTTAGATTTTATATTGAAAATTTTGAAATGAATCCAAATAAGGTTATCGTTAAACTTTCTAAAGCGCTTCAACAAAGAACATTAAAATTGTCGGAAGAAAATTTTTACCATCTACTTTATCAACCTACATTATTTAATTTGGAAGAAATCTAATTTTTTCCTATCTTTGTGTTTATGACACAAAATCTACAATTACTTAAAGACGTTCTAAGTGTTCCAACTAAAACGTATCAGGAAGACCTTATGGTTGAATTCCTAAAAAATTGGTTGACTGAGAACAATATTGAATTCTTTGTTGACGAGTTCAAAAATGTCTATGCGACAAAACAAGAATCAGTATTAATCGCCCCTGACTTTTATTTTCCGTGTGTTATTTCACACACAGACACGGTTCACAATATTGACACAATCAATATTGCTGAAGAATATCTTCCAAACGCTCAAGGTGAAACCAAACTGGCTTACAAGGCTTATAATGACCTTGGAAGGTCTACGGGTATTGGTGGGGATGATAAATGTGGTGTCTTTGGATGTTTAACATTATTAAAAGAATTACCATATTTGAAGGCAGCATTTTTCGTATCAGAAGAAACTGGTTGTCACGGGTCCAAAAAAGCAAAAGAGGAGTTTTTTCAAAACGTTGGGTATGCAATTCAGTTTGACGCACCTGAAAACTGGATGATTACAGAAAAGTGTTTTGGTCAAGTTTTATTTGATAGAGATTCTGAATTCTTTAATACCGTTGATAAAGTTCTAACTGAAGGTATGGATAATGAACGTATG